ATGCTATCAGAATCAGATAAAAAACTTCTTCAGGACTTCAACCGGAATGTACACTGGCTTAAGCAGAATGAGATGAAAAAATCCAAACCGAAATGGGTCAAGGCGAGAGATATCGCCGAGCTGACCGGCTGGGATAATAACCGCATAAGGAGAGCCAGGGAAAACAATGTGATCATATTCAAAGTCATCGACGGCGAACGCATGTATGATCTCAACAGCCTTCCACACCTATTCATTAAATCAATAAACACGTCGAATTAATGATCAGAGTAGTATGCATAAACGCTAACGTCGCAAAAAAAACAAAGCTGTCAGAGGGTTCAATTTATACCTGCGATGGCAACGAATATACAAGCCCGGTTACCGGCAACGCCTGTTATCATATCATCGAAATAAATGCACTTCGACGGGTGAACAGATTTATGCTATGCTCCAACATTGATGAAATGGATCGCGTAGTAAAAAAAGATGCGACAGCAATCGGTTTTATAACAAGGGAGGGAGAAAGGCGACAGTAAGCGTTGCCTTCCCCTCTTAAACATCGATTCTTTTTTGATCAGACGGTACACTACCCCCGCCTATTTCTATAGGTGGGGCTTATTTGACTCTTTAATTAAAACAATATATCATGGCTATGTACGATTCCCCTGAATTGCTGTTCAAGCACAACAGCGATACATACACTTTTGTCTTTAAACGACCCTTAACAACCAGCGATCATATCGCTGTAGGCTACAACAATGAAGCAGTCGCCATCGTAATGAAAGTCGCTGAAGTCATTGAATCAAGACCTTCCAGGGGAAACTTTGAAAATGTCGAACGCCCATTCATAACAAAAGTAATTATTGAACAACCCAAACCAGCGACTCATGCAAATATCAATCTTTGACATCCAGCCCGACTACATTGACAATAACGCACTAAAGCTGCCAGATATCAACATCAAACGTATTGATAGCAGCGGATACCGGTACTATGCTGTTGAGCAACCAGATGGTAATTACCAATTCTATATCAGCAACACATCACTGATCGCAGCTACCACACCAACGCCGCAATCACTCATCGACTGGATGGTTACTACACCTAACTATAAGGACTATGCGAAGGAGAGGGCTGAGTACGGAACCATCATGCACCTGACCTTCGGGCATTTTATGATACACGGAAACATTGACCTCAATAACATAGATACACTTCTATACGTCTTCGCGCAAAATTCGAAGATAAACTACAGACCATACTGGAAGAACGATCATAAAAACGATCTATTAGCCTTCGCAGCATTCGTACACGAGCATAACGTCAAGCCGCTTGCAATAGAATGCACCCTGGTCAGTAAGGACGGCTACGCAGGCACCCTCGATATGATCTGCGAAATGGACTGGGAATACAAGGGCTATTATGGAGAGGTATATAAGTCCGGAGAAAATAAAGGTAAACCAAAAGAGACAAAAGAAACACGCAGGATCATCGCCGTGGTGGACTTTAAATCAGGAAGAAAAGGATTTTACGAAAGCAATGAAATACAGCTCGAATGCTGCCGCAGGCTGGTAGCAGAGAACTTTAAAATACTGCCTGAAAAGCTATTCAATTTCTCTCCTAAAGACTGGCGCACAACCCCCGGATACAACCTCAAGGATCAGACAGATGCCGTGCCAGCCGGTAAGTTCGAACACCTGGTCGAGATCGCTAAGATCGAGAAGTTGATGGACGTAAAGACCGTAACGGTTTATGATGGCGAACTGAAATTCGGACAGGCACCGGATGAATCAAATTTCAAACGCATCGAACTCAATGAATACCTCAAACAAAAAAAGACTGCCGGTAACGTGTAAACGTTGCGGAGTAATGGATGAATATTATACTATCGAACAGGCGCAGGATTTAAAGGCGATGTGCAATCATTGCCATACTTACATACAATTTATTCCTAAACATAAAAATCGAAAAAAAATGGGACTCGAAAACAACGAACATGCCGTCTACCTGTCTATTGGTGACGGAAAAATTACCAGGCGAGTAAAAACACCTACTGCTACATCCGTAACCCGTACAACGAAGGAAGGCAAAACGATCCACGAGGAAATCTATGATGCAGTGACCGGACACATTACTAACATTACCGTTTCGTCACACGAGACCTATGGTAAGTTCTGGAACGTTCACATCAAAGACGGGGAAGACAAGTACATCCTGCAAATGAACTACTCGTCAGGATACGCATCATCCTTCCTCAAGCAACTGCCCAACGTCAACTTCAATTTCAACGTGCGCTTTTCACCAAACGTTAAAATGAACGGAGATAAAAAGCAGGTAACGTTATTCCTCAGCCAGCGCGGTATCCCGCTGAAGCATGCATTCACAAAAGACAATCCCGGAGACCTCCCGCCAATGGTGCAGGTAAGGGTGAAGGGAGTCATGCAGTGGGATGATACCGACATGATGGAATTTTTTGAAAAAATGGTCAAGGAAGAAATACTTCCAAAGTTAAATCAACCTGTATCCGGGGGTAAGGAAGAAATCCCCGAAATAGAGACCGAAGAAGCAAACACTAACCCAGACGATTTGCCATTTTAATCTATGCAACTACGAGACTACCAAACCGACATCGCCCAGGAGGCAACTGCATTGCTCCGGCACTACAAGATTGCCTACCTGTGCATGGAGGTGCGGACAGGGAAGACCCTTACCGCACTTCATACTGCTGCCTTATATGGCGCAAGTAAAGTATTGTTCCTGACAAAAAAGAAGGCGATAAGAAGCATCGAGAATGATTACGCGGCTATGCAACCGCCTTATCATATCACCATCACCAACTACGAGAATATCAATAATATCGAACACGAAGGGTACGACCTGGTGATCCTGGACGAGGCATCATGCCTGGGGCAATTCCCTGTACCGGCAAAGCGTACACGAAATATAAAAAACATCGTCAGAGGCTTGCCTATTATATTCCTGTCAGGAACTCCTACTCCAGAGTCTTACAGTCAGATATTCCACCAGCTATATGTATCAAGCTATTCTCCATTTGCAGAGTACAAGACGTTCTACCACTGGGCAGCACGATACGTTTTCGTTGAAAAAGTAAAATACAACGGCTATGAAAACAACGATTACTCTATGACCAAAGGTACCACTGTCACAGAGCTGATGAGAAAGCTGCGCAGCTATAAGACCCTGGCAGAGGATAAACCGGCAATATTACGGCAGATCGAAGAAGTCAAGCATGCTATCAAAGAGCGCGAGAATATGATAAAGTCATCCATCGCACACCTTATGATCAGTTACACGCAGGCTGAGGCGGGATTCAAACAGGAGATCAAGGAACACATCCTTACTGTACGTATGAAAGAGTCGACCTACTACCTCGCCAGGAAATTAAGGGTATCACGTCTGCATATCGGCAAGAACGGAGAGGAGATCATTGCAGATACCAATGTCAAACTGATGCAGAAGCTGCACCAGGTATATTCAGGAACCGTACTAACGGAAACGGGTAACGCAGTTTGCTTTGATACATACAAGGTAGACTTTATCAAGAGAAATTTCGAAGGCAAAAAGATAGCTATCTATTATAAATTCCAGGCAGAGCTATCCCTGTTGCAGGCTGCTTTCGGCGACCGGATCACATTCGTGCCGGAGCATTTCAATGAGACAGGCAGTGATATCATATTCGTATCACAGATGCAGTCCGGTGCAATGGGTATCAACCTGAGCGCAGCAGATTGCCTGGTGATGATGAATATAGACTTCAGCTCAACCATTTACCAGCAGGTGATCGCAAGGCTCCAGTCGAAAGACCGCGAGACCATCGCCGCCGTGTATTGGATATTCGCAGACGAAGGCATCGAGCATAAGATATACGAACGTGTACGCAATAAGCAGTCATACACGCGTTCGTATTTTGAAAAAGATTACAACTTAAAGCCAATTAAAAATGATAAAAAAGATATTAGCCTGGTTCAGAAACCGGAACAAGCCGAAATTCCTTCCTTTAATTGAACAGGAGATTGAGAAGTATTACAATCACGGCGTAATAGGCGACCATGACCTGACCGAAGAAGACATGGATGAGATAATAAGAGAAAGCCTCGAAGGCAGCGCACGTATTCTCGTCTACGTGTATGCGTTATGTGAACTTTAAAAAAGAATGACGAATGCTTAGTCTTGAACTCCTCGGCGAACTGATAACGTTTCCTGTGGAAACTGTTACACAGGAAACCATTATAGAAATCATCCCGCATCCACCAGCTAAAGTGCCTGATAAATTATCCTCATTCATGGTGAATGAAGTTTCACACGAACCGGTCAGAGATGATCGGTTCTTTGTGCCTAAAAAAACATACAAGCAGTTTTTTGACGAACGCGAGGGCAGAGCAGTACGCGTAAGCACCTGGAGCCGTGAGGTTGCAGAGCTGCGTGAATTTTTTAACGGTTGTAACCTACCCGCTACGTATCGGCTGGGCGTTCATTATATCAATGACGTGAGGCTGTTCATACAGAGCCATATAGAGACACTGATCAGCAATGATGGCAACCGGTACTTTATGCCGTACATGGAACGGCTCATTGAATTAAAAAGAAACCTGGCATGAAGGAGTCTGTAATACAGTCAAGATTACGGGAGAAGTTAGAGGCGGCAGGATGGCTCGTTATCAAACTGATCGCAACCAGTAAGCCAGGTATCCCGGACTTGCTGGCATTGAGAGCCGGAGAGGCTGTATTCATAGAGGTTAAGCAGATACGGCAGAAGGCGCGACCGCTACAGATGTACCGGCATGACCAGTTGCGCCGGTACGGATTTAAAGTAATCGTAGCCAGAGGGCTGTCAGATATTGATTCACTATTAAATTAACAACAATGCACAACTTACTGATAGCCGCAAGAGAATATAAAAAATTAGGTATCTCACCTATAAGCACAGACGCAAATAAGCGCAGCCTGCATCAATGGAAAAAATACCAGGACGAAATAGCCACCGATGCAGAGCTGAAGACAATGTTTACTGACGAACGCGCCAAAGGCATAGCAATCCTTTCCGGGAAAATCAGCGGCAACATGGAGGTGATCGACATCGATTGCAAGTACGATATCACCGGATCGCTGTACGAGGATTATATCCAGCGTCTGATGGAGTGCGATCAGGAGCTGGTTGAAAAGCTGGTCGTTGCTACAACGAAATCCGGAGGTTATCATGTCATCTACCGCTGTGATGAAATCGGCGGCAATACAAAGCTCGCACAGCGGCACACAACAGAGGAGGAGAAGGAGCGCAACCCGCACGAGAAGCGCAAGGTTCTCATCGAGACCAGGGGAGAGGCAGGCTACGTTGTTGCTGTCCCTACGGAGGGATACAAATACGTGCGCCATAGTATACGCAGCATCCCGACTATTACACCGGAGCAGAGAAGCCTGCTGCTCGACACGGCAAGGAGCTTCAATTCGGTCATTGATGAGGTGCAGCCAGCCTACGTAGAAAACAAGCCGTTCCATAAGTCACCGTTCAGCGATTACAACGAGCGCGGAGATGTGATCGCCCTGCTACAGAAGCACGGATGGAAATTAGTAAGCGATAATGGCAATAAGGTCACCGTGCTTCGACCTGGTGAAACAACCAGTAAGTCGAGCGGGGATTATAACAGGGAAATGAATCTGTTCAGCGTCTTTACCACATCAACACAATTCGAAGCCAATAAAGGATACAGACCCGCTGCGGTATACGCGCTGCTTGAATGCGAAAATGACTTTAAACTTGCCGCAAGGAGGCTGCTGCAAATGGGATACGGTAAGGCATATACGCAGTTAAGCGATACCATCATCAACACCGTGCGCAAGTACAGGGAGCTGGGCTACGATGAGTCGTCGATAGAGAAGAAGATGCAGGATAAATTTAATGTCAACAGCGATAAGGCTAAGGAGCTGGTGAAAACGGCTGACCTGCTGGACGAAGCTAATGCGGCTCATGAGGGAGGACAGTACTTCTGGGACTATGACGCGAAAAAGAAACTGATCACCATACGTTACAAGCGGTTTGCTGAGTACCTGATGCAGCATAATTTCGCCCTGTTCTTTTTTGGTAAAAACAGCAATAACTACGTCATTGTACACAGCGATAATAACAGGCTGACCATACAGACCAACGAGCGGATGAAGAAATACATCGAGCATGATATAACGAAGCTAAATTTCGACGGACTGCCATACAGCAAGGATGACGTACTGGAACGTATATACGCCAATGATAAGATGTTCTCAGAGGCGATGTACGAGTTTCTGCAAGGCGTAGAATATCGTTTCCTGCGTGACACTAAAGATGAAGCCTTCATTCCATTTCATAACGGCATCGTCCGGATCACAAAGGACGACGTAACGATGCTCAACCACGGCGATATCGATAAGATCATATGGGCTACAGACGTGATCGACTTCCAGGTCGATATCGCACTGGGCGATAACAAGGGTTGCGAGTTCCTGGATTTCCTGTACAAGGCTACCGGGCAGGATGCCGAACGGCTGAGATCGGCTATCAGTATCACCGGTTACCTGCTGCATAAATATAAGAATCCGGCAAAATCCTACGCCGTGATCCTGGCTGAAGAAACGGAGGATGAAACTAAAGGAGGAGGTACGGGGAAGGGATTATTCATTAAAGGATTGGAACGTATCCTGAATACCGTTACAATAGATGGGAAGAATTTCAAGCCGGACAAGAGCTTTGCCTACCAGCGGGTGAAGGCAGATACGAAACTGATCAGTATTCAAGACCTGGAACGGACGTTCAATTTCGAGAAATTCTACTCCATTATTACCGAGGGGCTGACCATCGAGAAGAAGAATATGGAGGAGGTGTACCTGGCTTACGAGGACAGTCCGAAGGTGATCCTGACGACCAATTATACGATCAACGATGACGGGAACCACGCGAAAAGGCGGCAGCGGCTGATCGAGTTCGGCAATTATTTTAACCCAAAAAACACCCCCCTGGACGAGTACCAGCACCTGCTGTTTGACGAGTGGGATCGGGACGAATGGAACCGGTTTTACAACTTCATGTTCTACTGCCTGAAGTTCTACCTTATGCATGGAATTGTCGACATCACACAGAAGGATTCGTACCGGAAAAAAAAGATCAGGGTGATGTTTGGGGAGGAGTTTCTGGACTGGTTCGAGGGCTATGTGGAGGAGGGTGCATGTCAGAATGTCACCAAGATATCAGACCTGTATCAGGGTTTTTTGTCCGAGACCGGACTGGATCGCAAGGACTTTTCGCTGAAGCGGTTCAAGAAGGGACTGATGGTGTCGAGCGAAAATTTCGGGTATAAGTTGTCCCAGGTAAAAATGAGGGAGGATCATAATAGGATTTATGTTAATATGATACCGAAAAATGGCAAAAATGGGTAAAAATGTAATCGATGTAAGCGTTTTTCGTTCTTCTACTCTTTTCTCCTGAAAATATTTTTTTTTTAAAATTTACTTACTTACTATATATAAAGTAAATAAATCGGTTACATCGCCTCCGGGGCTGCTACCACAGGATAAATCGGTTACAAAATCGATTACAATCGGTTACAGCTCTCATGGAATGTCCTGTGGGTGCGGCTTTTGAACATATTAGTGATAAATCGTAATATGAAAAAAATGAGGAAAATCAATGGTTTATGATTTTTCATTTTGATGGAGACCTAATGAAATCAATGGTTTTATATTTTTAAAAGTATATAGAATGAAGCTGGTACTGTGTTGTATGCGAATGGAAAAATAAGGAATGCAGCAAATACAGGGCTTGTGTCATATTGTTAAAATAAAATATGTTTAATATGGATCATGTGAAGGTTTCGCAGGTGTCGGCAGTGACAGATGTGCAGCCGGAGGAGATGGAGGGGCTGGATCGGGTGACCCTGATGCTGGGGAAGAATGGGAGGTGTCTGGACAGCCGGATGATATGGATACCGTCGCACGGAAAACGGATGAGCCTGCAAAGGAATTACGAGGTCAGGAAGTTGATGATTGACCGGCAGATCGCAAGGTATCATCTGGAGGTGATCCAGTTGATATATAACACGAATTTTAAATATGATTTATTTGTCATATTTCCCTCGAAAATGAATCGCGGATGGCTGAGGGATGCTGAGGAGTATTTGATCCCCTGGTAATATTCAAATTTACTTTTTTCGTAATATGATATTATGAAAAAAACCAGGTCGACCTGGGTCAGTTTTTTATCGAAATGAAATTTACTTTTCCAGGAAAAAGTTTCGGAGCGAAAATCAGGAGCCGGTAAAAATCGACCCACCTCTTAATCTGTTGCCCCTGGGGCGATAAAAGGGGCTGCTCAATTCTTCTGACCAGGCTGCTGCGCCCTCACTCGCCTTGCAGAGCGCATGGAGGCGTAAAACCAGCAGCTCGGCTGAGGGCGGGTAGGGGCAGGCAGGGGCATAACGGTAGCGGGTAGCCTACAGCCTACCTTTGAGCCTGCCACCCTGTCAATAGACTGGCAGACATGATGGATATTGGATGTGTCCCCGGCTGTGCCGGGATGAGCCTGTGGCATCACTGGCTGCTTAAATTTCGACTATCTGCCCTTGTCCGCTATCACCCTACATGAAATACTCCTGAATGGCAGGAGTGGGCTTAAAATAGCCCGAATAACCTGCTGTATATTTTGCACAGGGCAGCTACAGGCACCGGACGGCATCCACGGGCAGCACAGGGCAGCTACAGGCACCGGACGGCATCCACGGGCAGCATAGGGCAGCTACAGGCACCGGACGGCATCCACGGGCAGCATAGGGCAGCTACAGGCACCGGACGGCATCCACGGGCAGCATAGGGCAGCTACAGGCACCGGACGGCATCCACGGGCAGCATAGGGCAGCTACAGGCACCGGACGGCATCCACGGGCAGCATAGGGCAGCTACAGGCGTTTACGTATTGCTTCCCCTCGCAGGATGCTTTCTTTATACCTGCGCGTGTCAGCGATAGCCTTTCGTTGTTTGTCTTTATCGTAGTACTGCATTGAGCCACCAGCGGCTACCCGTGTCTGATAGTTCAGTAATCGCTTCTCAGGGTCAAGCACGAACGTTATGAGCCTGCGTGAGACATGGAACATCTTAGCCAGTTGATTCTGCGACAACCCCCTGTTCACTCGCCACCATACTATCATCTCTCTTTGACAGGGCAGTAATTTAGTTGAACGTTTCAGAAACGGGTCGGCAATAGCAATTTTCTCGGTGATGTGTGGCATGTTATGATTTCGTTTGCGTTATAGTTACTTCAACCTGCTTTGCTTTCAACCTTCGTATCAGGTCGTTGAAAATCCGAAGGTCTTTTTTTGCTTCGGCACGTTCTGCGATTTTTTCGCTTTTCGTTTTTTTCGTTTGTTCGTTCATGTTAGTGTTAAGTTTAAGACGGCTTACGCCGTTTCGTCCTTTTAGGACTCGTCAGTTAAACTTTTCTTACCTGCTCATACTTGTTGTCAGAAAGTTGAATGAATGACTCTACAGTATCAGGTACATAATATGGGATGACAAGGTTTTGACTTACACAATCTGAGTGTATTTTAAATTCCAGCCGGATACCACCCTTATCAATATAACCTGATTTGTTATCACTGTTCCATTTAACGGGTAACCCTTCCAGTGAGTCTTTGAATTTTTTTATAGTTTCACTGCCTTCTGTATTTTCTTTTTTAAGGTCAGTATAAACCAGTTCAAAGTAGTTTATCCATTTCAAAATCTTATTAGCTGTCAGTACACCAATATTGCTCGGTGAATTATGCTGCATTGAAATTTTTTGAAATGTATATGTGCTAACGTTTTCGAATAATCGCGTATCCATTGAAATAACATATCTTTTATACTGATTGCTATATCTGATAGTCAAGTCAATGTCAGGATGTGCAAGTTTGGTTACAAAACAGTCGAAGTAGTACCTGTCAGCCTCTTTAGTATAATTTACCGATAAATGTGCAGGATGGAATGCTTGTACCTTTTCAAGGAATAACAACGCGGATGGATAGTCGCTATTGTACCTGTCTATGTTTTCAAATTTAATGTTTCCGATTTCTGATAATTTAGTTTGCATGATTATTGTTTTTAAGTGTTAAGTGAATTGCGTTTATTCATTAGGGTTAGTTAGATTGCTTTAAAGTCGTCATCCTTTCTGTCCATGCCGTACACTACGCCATCGACAGTACAACTGATAGTGTTAGTGGACAAATCGTATGTTGCAGGCAGTACTTTATAATCATCGGCATCGTTTGCCGTATCAAGATAGCCTTGCACCACTGCTTCTTCGCTGTCGGCAATGTGTTCATCTATTTCTGCCTGCGCATCCTGCTCAGTGTTGAAAATCATAATACCATCTTCATCACTAAAGATTGGCTGGTACGTATCGCTTAGTGTAACGAGAGCCACAATAAAAATGTTTTTAGTTGTCTGTGTCATGTTGATTTGTTTTAAGTTGTTAAGTGAATTGCGTTTATACGTTATAGTTATTAAATTAATCCTTCATCGCAAAATGAGAAATAGCTTTCGTCGTTGAGAATAATATGCTCCAATACTTTCATGTCAAGATATGCTGCTGCTGTTTTAATCTTTGCAGTTATTTCAATATCTGAATTACTCGGCTTTAGTCCGCCTGACGGATGATTGTGTGCAAGTATAATACTAACAGCCGCGCAATTAAGCGCAACCGTTAGTATTATTTTAGGGTCAGCTACGGTTCCAGTTATTCCACCACTTGAAACTTTATAGAATCCAACAACTGCATTTCGCCTATTAAGGCAAAGTATAATAAATTCTTCCTTCCAGTTAAACGTGTCCTTGTTGAAAATTTCACGTAACACATCCGCAGTGTCTTTGCTTGATGTAAGCACTTTCATCTCGGACTGCTTCACCTTCTTATCAAATGTAAGTGATAGCCTGATTTCAGGAATGTAATTAATTTGATTATGCGTTTGTTCGTTGTTGTTAGTTGCTTGTTTCATGTTGATTTGTTTTAAGTTGTTAAGTTAAATGCGTTTATGCGTTAGTGTTATTAAATATTTTGTTACCAAACTGGATTAAATATTTGCGCTCGAAATTGTGGCAGTTAATCCTGATTGTCTTACCTACCTCTCTAACTTCCCATGATTGGAATGCATCGCCAGCCTGTAGTTTATTGGTAAGGATAAGTTGATGTAACTTACGGGCTGCTTCAACGTTTATGGTGACTCCCTGAGACGTTTGTATTATATCCTGAGCAGGGTCAGTACTATTTTTAGATAAACGCAGGTAATCGTATCCGTTATAATTATACAATCTATGCGTTTCACCTGCCAGCCATTTAGCCAGTTCCTTCTTATGTCTCTTTTTTATTTCCTGTTGAAGTTTCTTAGCAGCAGCAATCTCATACTCCTTTCGCTTGCTGCTAAATTCTGCATACTTTTCTTTATCGGTAATACCGATAGCCGCCTGTAGTGTTAATGGAATTTCTAAGCCAAAGAATGTAGCATAACAGTTAGCGTTATACGCTATTTGCTTTATCTCATTCAAGTATTTCTCAGGCTTCCTTGCATTGGTTAATGATTGAGCTATATTTTCTATTTCGGACAGGTAACGTTCGAAATTACTCTCATGTGATGCCTCCGGATTGTGGCAGTAGATTGTATAAAGATGGTTTGACGCTTGCCTTGCAACGGCGACGTGTTTCGATGTGGTATTGCTGTAGCCCCTTGTGGTGAACAGCACAGCCGTTTCGCCGTTACCGTTAGTTACGTGCTTTGCTATTGGGAAATGCGTTCCGTAACTATAGATTGTCTTGTCTCTAAAATAAAAATTACCATGTGGTACTCGTGCATGGTTTTGTGATTGATTAGCCCAAAGGTGTGCTACTGTTGATGCGCTTACTACTTGTTTCATGTTGATGTGTTTTAATTGTTAAGTGAATTGCGTTTATGCGTTATAGTTATTCATAAATAATTCCGGATTCAATTAGCTGATTTATTGTACGTCCGAAATAGCCCTGTAGCTGATAACCTAATCCTGTATCATGCAGGTATTGCCATGCTGCTATTTGCTGCTCCTCAGTGGCTCCTTCGCCTTCACAAAAGCCTTCAGCTATTGCTGTAGCCATGTAAGATGTTAGCTCCTTGTACTCATTTGATTGCTGGATGTCTTGTTTTGATGTGTGTGGCATGTTGATGTGTTTTAAGTGTTAAGTGATTGCGTTTATTCGTGATAGTTAGTTGATTGATTTGTATAATTTTATTATAATTAAAAGTTCGCCTTTTGCTATTTTGATATCATGTAGGCTAACATTTTCACCGTAAAGCATACGCGCAGGATGCCTGTATGCTTCACGTAGCTGTTCGAGATGGTCGGCGATATTCCGTTGCTGTCGGGTGAGGTACGATTTTTTGCTGCTGTTTGTTCTGCGCAAGTTCACCTCCTCGTTGTAGAATTTTTCAGTGTCAATCATTGCCTGATTGTAGTCGTTGATTTTTTTCATGTTGATGTGTTTGAAGTGATTAAATACTCTATTCATGTTGTTTTGTTTTAAGTGTTAAGTGTTCGCATTTAGTGATGAGCGTTTACGCGTTAGTGTTAGTTTCTCAACCCATGCACTATCTGCATTGCTCCCGCAAGATAGGATATTATCGTATCCTGTGCAAATTTATTTTCATGTAACCCTTACCAGTTGTGCCTCTGCTCCCTTTTGCGGACAGTCTGTAGCTGGCTGTTCTGTAGCCTGTACTCAGCCTGTTTGAGCAGGTTGATACCGTTAAGCGTGAGCGCGTACAACGTGAACCTGCCGACCTGCTTCGGCTCTATTAACTGCTTTTCAATGAGCGTGTTAAGGTGCCGCATAGCAGTGGTGGGGTTGATGCCGCGATAGTTGAAGACCGACAGCCTGCACACATTTGAGAACGTCTGCGGCTTCGGATGGCGCAGGTATACGATGTACATTAGGTTTAAGTGTATCTGTCGTATACCGATGTCCGTTAGTAAGTGTCTTAAAGCGCGTTCAGAAACATATAATCTTTCAAGGTAATGTGTAATCATACTTATATTGTTTGTAATCGTTATATGTGTTACTCGCCCTGTGAGTGTCGGTCGGCTCCTACAGTGCAGCCCGAACCCCGCGACCGGCGCGGCTTTCCTGCTGTCCCTGCCTCGTCCTATAATTAACCTTATGTTAAGTAGCCACTATGTCATGCTATTTTTGCTGTTACTTTCTGCTGCTCCTCCCCTACCCTGCCGCGTTAGTTTCCTACCATCGTAATTGCATTTACTTTTGCCTGTTTTACGGGCTGAAATTTACTTTCAAACCCTTGCCTGTTCTACCTTTCAGCCGAATTTACTTTTCTGTCCGAAATAATGAATTTGAGATTAGGCAACCCCCCAGTTTTACTTTTCAGTTTCCCTGCGGCGGCGCAACCCCCCATGATCGGGGCGTAACCCCTCCAACGTATCTCTCTATCAAAATTATCCAATATCTTCATGAAAAAAATTAAATTATGTTAACAGAAAAGCCAGGTCAGGTTGAGGTTTTGTATCAGCAGTTTTTAGCTGCGATGGGTTTATTGCCGGAGTCAAAATTGGCGGCTACGCAACGGGTGCAGTTGAGGCATGCGTTTTATGGTGGAGTAGGGAGTGCGCTTCTTTATTTCCGGGATGTAGTAAGTGAAATGGATGAGCTTGAGGGTGCTATTGTCCTTGAAAAGATGTTGGTGGAGATTGTGAATGTATATAGGCATCGTGAAGGGGAGGCGCGTGGAGATGGGGAATGATATAATTGCTCTCGTCAAGGCTTATACGAATAAGGCGATCAAGTGTAAGGATGAGGATGTGTTGTTATCTATGCGATTGAACATACTGCGGTTGTCGTATAATAGTTTTGATTTTTATGAATTTGCTGAGTTGTTGATGGCGTTTAACCGTGTAGGTTATGGGCTGAGTGTTATTTACGATGGTTCCGGGAAGTATGCGGTGTACAATGGGGCTGGTGTGATTGAGCCAGGGGATTACCGTCAGAGTTTAAGTATGGCGTTATTGCATTGGATCAAGAAGGAGTTGAAAAAGTATGGTGAATAAAAAAACCCACTTCCAGGTAGACACCTCTGTGTGGGTTATTCACTTAACAGATGTATGCAATTTTATATGCATGCCATCAACATGAACCCGAAGGTAGGAATAATATCTTTATCATGTTCGTTAATGTGCGATATTGCACTCTATCGTACATTATCGTGCATATATGTGCGAGAAAGTTTATGTAAAATCATGTAAACTTTGGTTTCTTTGGTATAAGAGTTTGATCAAAATTAGCTGTATCTGTATGGAATATGTATTTTCTGACAAAAGGACTATTGAGATTCTGGAGCGATCATACGACGTGGTGAAGGCTATAATGAATCCGTCGAGAATGACTATTATAAATTGTATTCTGGATAATGGTAATTACATTAATGTGACCAGGCTTTATGAAGCTACGGGTTTTGAGCAGTCGGTATGTTCACTTCATTTGTCGGTTTTGCGGCGGCATAAGATCGCGTATTCTGTCCGGGATGGCAAGCTCCGGCATTATTCTGTGGACAAGGCGCGGCTGTCGTTGATAATACATTCCTTAAATAATCTGCTGCAATGATTTGGATATATAGTTATCCATACGTATATTGCAGCATGGCAACTGAATTTAGCAATGAACATATAAGGGGGTTGATTAATCGTTATGGAGAGAATCATGCTGTGCTGGCGCGGTATTTAGGTATCACGGTGGGTACTTTCAATAACAAGTTAAAGGGCAACGAGAATAAGCGTTTTTCTGCCGAGGAGATACACCGGCTGTTTGTATATTTCCGGGATTACGCGGAAGGCATCCTGGTCAGCCTGGGGAATGTTCCGGTGCCTGTTGAGCCGGTTACGGAGCCGGTGGTCGATGGTGGCAGCTTATTTCCTCCTTCAAATTTGTCGCCTGAGCAGCGGCTGGATTGGTTAAAAAGAAACGGTTTGTTTGAATAATAAAAATACGATCATGAGTAAGCCGATTGTTATATGCAGTAATGAGCCGGAGGAACGTCTCCCAGGTAGTGTATCTACCTGTTGTTCGAGTTGCAATACTTCAATTATATATTCGCCAAGTACGATTCGTGCTTTGCAGCAGGATTATCCGGGTATTAAGCCAGAGGAGGTGCGCTTTATGTGTAACCAGTGCGGCTTTCATAATTTATTAATGCAGTTGGCTTCTAATGCCGATGAATTGAAAATACTTCCGATATCAAAGGAGCAGAAGCAGGAGATAGTGGATCATTTTTTCAAAAAGAAAAACAGACATAATTGATATGAAAGGATTAAGTGTAATTAATAAAGTCGATACAAGTAGTATCCGCGAGGCAGTTATGCAAGATGGTCTAATTAAAGTTTTGCCATTCAAAGATTATAAAACAAAATTTACCCGTGAGGAGATTTTAAATTTTATGATTGAGGATGGCATTTACGTTTTACCTACAATAGAATTAATTGAGTATTTAAAGAAAAACATAATTGGCAAAGCGATAGAGATAGGTTGTGGTAATGGTGCTATCGGTCGTGCATTAAATATTCCAATTACTGATAGTATGGCGCAGGCTCGTCCGGAAATGATTGAAGTGTACAAGATGATGCAGCAGGAGCCTATTGTGTATCCGGCAGATGTAGAGAAATTAGGTGCGCAGTCAGCTATTAAAAAGTACAAGCCTGATACGGTAATTGCGGCGTTTGTAACGCACAAGTTTAATGGTAAGACAGGATTTAGTGGCGGGGTGAATGAGGAGTTTATCCTGGAGCGGTGCAGGCGTTATATCATGATAGGAAATTTACAGACGCATACAGATAAGCCGATACTGAGACGTTGGCACAGTGAGCATGAAGCGGAGTGGATCATTACCAGGTCTGCGAACCAGTCATTGAATCGCATTTTTATTTTTAATCAAAGCATATGAACAAAGAACATTTAAAGTATTATCCGGATTACGAGCGTCCTCCGGTCAGGCAGTTGCCCAGGGAGAGGTGGGTGAAGTTGAAGTTGAACACGAAGGGCAGGTATTTAATATCAGACAAGGGCAGGCTATATAGTTTCAGATCGGGCAGATTAATAACGGGTAAGATGTGTGAGGGTTACAGGATATTTGAGTATACGCCGCAGGATGATAATACACCGTTACGTGCCGATGGCAAGAAGCGAACGCAGAGCAACGGCAGGATAGCGATAACTTTCGGGCAGTTGGTGGCGATGCATTTCTTAAATAAGCCCAAAGGCAATAGGCTTAATGTTCTTCATTTGGACTACAACAAGCAGAATGATGCGGTCAGCAATTTACGGTATGTGGAGCTTACCGAGGTGATGAGTCATACGGTCAATTCTCCTCGCTTTAGCGGCAGTCCTGGCAATGGCAGGCTATCTGTCCCCCAGGTTAAAGAAATACGTAAGGAGCTGAAAATACCGGGAGCAACACTTCGTTCTATTGCTGATAGATATAATGTGTCGGACATGACGATCTCGCGCATCCGGCACAATCAGAGCTGGAGTAACATTAAGTAAATTATTCCTTAACAGATAAATCAAAACAACATGAAAAAAACAATGATGGTTATTATTGCTGCCTTGCTTATGACTAACGCAGAGGCGCAGACGAAGGCGACTACCGAAGACGGTAAGGTTGTCTTGCTTGAGAAGAACGGTACCTGGCGGTATGATGCCGAAAAGAAGGTAGAGCCAGTTGCTGCCAGTGATTGCGATGAGTACATCGAGACGATCAACGACAAGGTTACAGGCGAATCGTACAGGGCGAGCAGAGGGTTTATTAAGGTTATCAAGAGCCAGAAGGAAGGGATGTGGCTCTCCCTGGTCGAGGGTAGCACTACGAAGTCGATCATATTCAGTGTGGTTGTTATAGGTGGCGGTAGCTGCATAGATAAGGGTGATTACGTCAAGATACTGTTCACCGATGGTACCAGGATGGAGCTAAGGTCGGATGCGGAGTTTAACTGTAAAGGTACAGCATCGGTATACCTGGGTAAGGGCTGGGGCAGGAAGGCTGAGATGAAAACATTGAGTGAGAAAAATATTGCAACGCTGCGCGTGTTTACGAATGATGGCTATTCTGAGCAGGATTTTACGAGTGAGCAGGCAGAGACATTCAGGCAAACGTTAATGTGTTTATCAAAGTAATGAGAGGATATTACGACATTGTGGGATTCCCGGTTACAGAGGAGCTGAGAAGTTTTACGGTGAATGTTAGCGGTGAGACATTTACGTTCACTGCTAACATTGAGCCGGATAAGATCGAGACCGTTGTTGCATGCTGGCTGTGCAAAACAGATGAGATAACGGTCGACTCCCTGGTGTCGTACATAAACAGTAAAAAAACATTTGGCTTTCGGGCTGAAAAATTATAATACATTTTAAATCAAAAACAATGGTCATGTCAAAAACCCCAGTGGATATTTTAAAAGAAAAACCTGCGGCGTACAGGCTGAATGTAGGTGAGTCTTTTATTGCGCTTTCTATTAAAAATGCAAATGAACGGATTGCGCAGCTTAATGCTACGAAGGAGAAATTTATGCCTGAGTACATGGAAAAGAAGACGTTTTACGATCAGGTGAAGGCTGAGTTTATGAGTCTTCAGACGCAGATGGATGGCATAGATGGCGAGATCGCCCAGCAGGAGGGGCTTATCAATGTGTATAAGAATTTTAAGAAAGGAGGGGCAGGCAACCAGGTGAATGGAACTCCTGTGTACGTTGCATCGACTCCTATGAAGCGTGAAGAAGGTTTTGTAAAAAGGATTGACTGGATTGCATTAGCGGCAGAGGAGTTGCGAAAGGAAGGGAAGTTCATGAATGTTAATGCCGTATATAGCCGGATCGTTAAGCGTAGCGATGTAAAAGAGCATATTAAGTTACTCGTTACCGGTAGTGATGAAGCACTGTTGGAAAGGCATAATTCGAAGCGTCTCATTGAGCATGCTGTCAGGGCAACTGAGGAGCATGCTGTCAGGGCAACTGAGGAGCATGGCAAGCCGAAAGGTAAAGTCAGGTCAGGCAGGAAATTTTTAGGCAAGCTGATTTTGTATAAAGAAAAGATGGGATTGCCTGAGTGGCTGGATAATAAAACGTTACAGCCTATTGCTGCGCACTTACAAGAATTTATGTTCAATTAGTGTAAATGAATGAAAAGATAATATTGATCAGTTGGCTGGTCGGCATTGCAGCATCTCTTTTTATAGCGTATTGGTCATCGGATTATTTTTACCTGATATATAACTATATGCTAATTACGTTGCAGATAAGAAAGGCTATAAGGCAGCAGAAGGAGCTGGAGCAAAATGATTTGCTGGACAGCATTGGCAGAGATATGCTTAATTAAAAAAAGTCGTCTTCGCACCATATGGGTGTCTGCTCTCCGACATATGGGTGTCTGCTCTCCGACATATGCTCCGGAAACGTTATATCCGAAATGATCCCATGCGTCTTCTGAACTCATGTCTTTCATCAGGATGCCAATGCAGGTACTAACGGAGTAGATTAAACGCATTGACTGGGTATCGATACCGATCACTGCTTCGTCGAAGCCATCGGCGATCAATATCTCCTCGTCCGGGTAGCGTTGCAGTATTCTTTCGAGTGTATTCATTTAATTTGATTTTTTAAAAAGCCCCTGGTTAAGGGGCTTTTTAAATTACTACGGCTCAGGTGTTGGTTCAGGATCAGGAGAAGGAGCATCGATAACGAGTCCGTCAACGATGTTTGCCTGTGTCCTGAGAGCGTCCATAGCAGCCTGTACCTCTGGTGTAACGTTACCTGCGGTAGACAATGCTGCTTCCAGCTCGCTGATCTTAACCAGGAGAGAGGATGTTTCAGAGCCAATCTTTGAGAGCTGTGTTGTTACTTCGGCAATTTGTAATGCCAGTTCTTCTTGCGTTTGCATGATGCGTTTAAGTTTTGTATTGATGAATTGAAGTTCCTTGAGTAAGTCTACCTCGTTGCATGGAGCCTGGTAGGTGTGTACTACTTTGATTGTAAACATTGGATGATACCTAATTTGTTGATAATAAGGCAGATGCAAGTTAACAAAAAAAGTAAAAACCTGGTATTATTTTAATATGAAGGCGGGTTAATGCTGCTTGTGGTCATGTATGCTTCCATCAATTTGATGGCTTCCCAGCGATCCTTTGCGAAGGATTGATCTGTATTGATATCAGGCAGCAGGGGACTTTTTTCGATGTAGTCCTCTGCCGCCTGACAGCGTATTCTCCAGTAATTTTCGGGTCGTAAACGTTCGTTATCTGTCTGTATGGTCACCGATTACGCATTCAGTGGTGAGGAATATGCCAGCAACGCTTGCGGCATGCTCCAGCGTCACCCTGGCAACCTTAGCCGGATCGATAACGCCAGCATCGAAAAGGTCTTCGTATTCGTCTGTTTTCATGTTATATCCGTATCCGTATTCCTCGTCGATTAGCTTGAACAGAAAACTCTGGTAATTTACCCCTGCGTTTTCAAGCATCTGTCTGAGCGGAGCGGTGAGCGCATTGGCGACGATATTCCACCCGGTCGATTCGTCTTTGCAAGCCGCCTGGTGATCATCCATCATATTACTCAGCGTCATGTGCGTGATACCTCCACCGGCAACGTATCCTTCCTCAGCCGTCGCCCTGGTGGCGCATATCGCGTCGTCGATCCGGTCTTTTTTCTCGTCTACTTCGATCTGTGTCGCACCGCCTACGTATACGATGGCTACGCCATTTTGCAGACGTGCATACCTGCGCTTTGCTTCGGTTTTTTTGCGTTCATCCTTTACCGTTTCAATCTCCTCTTTGAGCATATTGAGCCTGTCTGCAACTGCATCCTGGCTTCCTTTGCCCTTATATATGATTGTCTTCCCTTCGTCGATAATAATTTTCTCGCATCCTCCAACGTGAGTAAGCTCTGCTGTCTCCAGCTTTAATCCCTTTTCCTCTGCGATATAGGTCGCCCCGGTGATGGCTGCTAAGTCCTCCATGATCGCCTTGCGGGTGTCTCCCCAACTGGGCGCAGCCACTGCACAGACGTGTATTCTGTTCTGTATATGGTTCGTAACGAGCGTGTACAAGGCTTCTTCACGAACGCTGTCAGCAATAAACACAATCGGTCTGATAAACTGTTCGCCGCGTTCACCGTGATCGTTGGCGATCTTGTCGATAATAGGCACTACGTCCTTCATCATGGTAATGTTCCCGCTGCAAAGGATAATATGCGGGTTGATAAGCTCGCATGTCTTCTTGCTCTGGTTGGTAATGAAGTAAGGAGACAGGTATCCTCCATCGACCTGCATGCCGTCAATGATAGAGATACTGGTATCGTAGCTTTTTGACTCCTCCACCGTGATCACGCCATCCTTGCCGGTAGCCTGGAACACTTCAGCGATGATCTTGCCGACCTCCGGATCGTTATTCGCGGAGATGGTGGCGATCTTGAGGTAAATATCCTGGTCATCCTTAGCCGGTTGTGCCAGCTCTTTAAGGTTTTCAACTGCGAGCTGCACCGCCTTGTCGATCCCGATTTTCAAATCCATTGGGTTTGCGCCTTTCTGTATCGCTTCGAGTCCCTGGCTTATGATAGAATGCGCGATAATGGTGGCGGTAGTGGTACCATCACCGGCTATATCTCCGGTCTTGCTGGCAGCTTCTTTAACGATTGTTGCGCCGAGGTTTTCAATTTCGTCCTTCAGGTGTACCGCTTCCGCAACGGTCACGCCATCTTTTGTGATATGAGCCATGTTACCAGGCTTGCCGATAATGACCGTTCTGCCCTTAGCCCCCAACGTTGACTTTACAGCATTGGTCAGCTTGTCGATCCCGGACATGAGACGTGGCAGGGCTTCGTCCCTGAGTAGTAGTTCTTTTGACATGATTTTATTGTTTTGGTTGATTGGTTATGATTGCAGCAATATGGTCTTCGCGCAGCACGATGATGCCGTCTTCATACTCAAAAACTGTCTGATAATACCGGATAATATCACCGGCTTTAATAACGGTGTTGAAGGTCGGTGAGACGTTCAGTACCTCTGCCGTTTTGAACCGTTGCTGGTGTTGTTGTGGGAGTAAAACGCCTGCGGCTGACTGGGTTGGCAGGTCTATTTTCCTGGCGATAATTTTGTCGCCGACTGCTAATAATTCCATTTTGGGTCTTTTCACAAATGTACCCGAAAATAAATTAGTAAGTAATGGTTTTTTAAATTATTTTTGTTATAACATATTGGCTATCAAGATGTTATACGCGCCGAAAGATGTTGTCATCGTTCAGATTGACAAAAAAACTAATGACGAAATATTGATTTCTGGCGGCATCAAACTCTGGCAGGAAACGCGGCTCAATATGCAGGAACACGTCACACTAAACGGAAAAGCAATTTCCATTCCCCCGGTACTAAAGAGAGATGATTTAAGGACGATAAACCCGCAAGTTCGTGTAGGCGACGATGTGTATTTTAACTACAGTGCAATATTCGATCAGAACCTTGTAGGCGATACCGGTTATCATATGAATTTGCTGGAGCATGACAACCAGGGTTACTGGCTTATAGATTACTCAACAATACTGTTTTGCAAAAGAGATGAACATATTATCATGATCGGCGGTCATACCCTGGTGGAGCCTTGCCGGGAAAAAACGCAGCACAACGGATTCTTATTGCTTCCTGATTATATGCGTGACAGGAAGCGGCTTGATAAGGGTATCGTGATTGCTATTGGCGATCCTTTACTTGACAAAGTGCCGGTAGATGTGAAGCCGCTTGATGTTATAGCCTTTGATGAAAAGTATGTTCAGCAGTATAAGTTCTGGAACAAAGATTATTTCATTGTCAAACAGGACAGAATATTAGCAAAATATGCGAATTGACAAGATACATAACTGGCTAAATTTTATAACCAACAAAAAGTTGGGTACGTATTTTACGCCGGAGGAAAACGATGATGCGCTGGATCGTGCGCAGACAGAGGAGATAGAATATCTACGGTCGAAGTTTGCCAATACCACGCAGTTGCACGATTCCTTGTCTCCGTTCAAGTCCGTTTATACGTTTACGTCAGGAACATCTCCATCCGGCTTGATCACGCTTCCTTCGGACTATATCAGTTTGCTTTCTGTGCAGTGTAATATAATCGTTTCTGGTAATGTGAAATATAAGGGTGTGAAGGTTGTGAGCGAGGATGAGCTGGCAGACAGGCTTAACTCTCAGTTGCGACCTGTCAGTGCAAGCGATCCGATTGCAGCGATTGTCGCAGGCAATAAGATACAGTTGTATCCAGAGCAGGCTGCTGCCGGGATCGTGCGCTACTTAAAACAACCAGTTAAGCCGGTATTCTCGTACACCCAGGTCGGCAGGGTGATCACGTATGATGATACAACCAGTGTGCAGATGGAGTGGGGTGATACGGAATTGAAGCGGATCATACACCGTGCGCTTCAGTACCTGGGCTTGAGTGTAACGTATGGCGAGCTGGTGCAGGTGATGGAAACGAAAATTAATTCACAGTTATAATGACCACGAAATATATCATAGCGGAGCAGGTGCAGATGTTGTTAAAAGGAGGTAATCCTTCTGCGGCTTCTTCTGTCGAGCTGTCTGACATTATGCGCAATATTGGTCAGGTGGTCAACTCGATGTATAAGACTGAGCAGTTGTCGATCAATATGCCGTCAGGCGAAACGATGCCGGAGGGAGCCATGCTTGCTACGTATGAGGATATCGACGTAGTTTCCTGGAAGGGAGTATCAAAGTCAACGCTCCCGGTAATGCCAATATCCCTGCCCAGGAATATTGGGGTATATCATATAGGCTTAGACGCAACCTCTCCGGGTAGCGGGTTTGCTTATCTGGCGATATCAGACACTCCGGTCTCGATAGCTGAGGGAAATTCCGGTGCTACTGATTTTCAGTTTGCAGTGGTAAGGTCAGGCAATACGACCCTGGCGGTTAATCTTTCATATAATGTAATTGGTAGCGGCTCTAATCCGGCAAATGCTTCTGATTTTGTCGGAGGCGTATTTCCTTCCGGAGTAGTCTCGTTCTCAAGCGGGCAAACTACCCAGTATATAACTATCCAGGTGCAGGGCGATATGATGATTGAGGCTGACGAGCAATTCAGTGTGATCATTCATAGTCCTTCCTCCGGTGGGAATATAACTGACAGTGTAGGTACCGGGATTATAGAGAACGATGATTTAACTGCAATAGCTATCAGTAACGTATATACGTACAATCCGTATGAACTTGATTCCAGTTATCATGCTTTCAATTTTGAGATAGTACGAACCGGAGACCTTGCCGGTACGCAGTCTGTTGACTGGGCTGTGACCGGGAGCGGAACATATCCTGCAAATGCTGCTGATTTTGAAGGTGGAGTATTCCCATCCGGTACAGTCACCTTCCTTCCGGGCGAGGATGTGAAATCTATTTTGGTTAATGTGAAAGGGGATACGACTATTGAGGAGGATGAAACATTTACGGTAACCATCAGCAATGCTACAAGCGGAGCGCAAATTACTACTGCTTCTGTTCAGGCTACGATACTGAACGATGATGCAGTGATTTTCGATAATACATTCGATCAATCTTTTAATTAAATACAATGGCAGTAAAGACAGACATACAGCTCAATGCAGCAGCACTGATCATCAAGGACGAAACCGCCGCTGGTGCAAATACAGCTACCAGGGTAGGTACATTCATGCAGGACTTGGTAGACAGTAAGGTGAACGTAGCAGACGCGGGAACGCAAACTGTTATTAACCAAAAGGTGTCACTAACGAGTGCCAACATTTTAACGCTTAACAGTGCGCCTTTTATTATCCTGCCAGCTCCGGGCGCGGGCTTTTATCTTGATGTTTTGCGGGTGTATTACAAGTTCAATTTTGTAACCGTTGAATATAATACGAATGTATCGATACAAATGCTTGCAGGAAACGGAGGCACCGTTGCAGTGACTGCCAATACAAGCGTCCTGGGGAATGTAGACAGCAAGATCATACGTCCTACGCAAAGCATTGATGCTGCATTTTCGTCTAACGTTAGCGATTACGAAAATACGCCTGTATTCCTTTTCGCTTCATCAGGTAATCCTGTAGGTGGCGACTGTACGCTGGACGTATATGTGTCATATATCATACAAACTATATAACCGATGTCAGTATTCGATTCATTCATACCGATCCCCTCCGGGCAAATGCAGTTCCTTTTCGGCTCTGAGCTGTTAAGCGACACCGTTGGAACAAGGGCATACGAGGTTGTAGGTAACGAGGTTATTTACAAGGGGGATTTGACGCTTGAGGGTATTACTAAAGTGCGTATGCAGTTAATCGTTATGGATGTAGACAGGCTTACAGATTACGATCCGCTTCCAATACCTGCTGATATGGAAGATACGGTAGTAAGAAAGGTGTTCGAATTGATGCAAGCTCAGATGCCGACAGATAAGATTGTAGACAGCGCGGTAGATAAGGCGCAATAAATAATAAAAAATGAGGTGGAGTACACTCGATAATATCACACGTTCTGTTTTATTCCAGGCAGGTTATCCTATCCACTGGTATATGCAGTTTCTGAAGTATTCTGTTGATTGCCTCAGAGAGTTGACATTTGACACCTTACAGGTAGTCAACACTAAAAATATCACGTTAGAGGAAGGCAAGTATGCGCAGTTGCCTTGCGATTACGTAGACTGGGTACACATAGGTACAACGCTTGGTCAATACCGGGTTCCAATGGTTGAATCGAAATCGATAAGTCAATTACACAATTATGACAGTAATGGAAATATCGTAAACTATGGTACAGGTTCTGCTTCTGATAGTCGCGTTTTCGGAGCAATTAACTGGAATACAGCCAATGAATACAATGAGCCAACAGGCAGGTTCTACGGGCTTGGCAATTTCCCGTCAAGCAGAGGTTTCAAGGTTTTAAGGAACCGTGGAAACGGTCATATACAGTTTGACGAGCAGATGCCGTATACGAGTATACAGCTTGAATATATCAGTGACGGACAAACGATAGACAGTGCAACTAAGGTGCATCCTTATGCTATAGCTGCAATAGAGGCGTATATTATTTGGAAAATGAAAGAGTATGGACGGCACTATAACAGGCAGGATGCGGCTTTATGTAAACAGCAGTTTGACCAGTTGCACAGGAATTTACGTGGCAGACTGAATCCATTAACGATTGATGATTACAAGCAAATAATTCGCGGAGCATATACAGCTACCAATAAGATATGATTCAGGAGAAAAAATATTTTGACGGGTTTCTTAATGCAGATGACGAGGATTTCGTTGTAGGTAAGAACGAGTACATTAACGCTGAAAATTTGCGTTTTGGTACTACCGATGCCGGACGCGTAGGAGGGCTTGAAAGCATAAAGGGAACAACGGCTGTCACCCAGGGCTATCCGACAACGGAAGACGGAGGGTCAACTCCTGTAACTTTTGCTTTCCCCAGGGGCGTGAATATATGCGTAGGTGTTGCTGTAGAGGAAAGCAGGAATCGTTTTTGCTGGTTCAACTACAACTATGACAGCATTGATAATGTAAACAGGAGTGGTGTATACTGTTACGACAGGACTACCGGGCTGATATATACGCTGATGTATAACCGTCTGAGTGGCGGTGTAAATTTTATTGACAAGGACTATATTATTGATGCCAGGATTATTGATGGTTTGTTGTACTGGACAAATGAGCGCATTGAGCCTCGGAGAATAAATATCGATAAGGCAATAAAGACGCACCATGCAACATACGTAACTACAGAGACAGCCTTTACTCCTGACAATGGAACGACGCAGATAATTCTTCCTGATCAGACTATGCTTATCCGCAGACCTCCAGGCGCACCATTAATTGTTGCCGGTAATACTGTTTCCGGACTGGCATATAACAATCTTAAAAATGATGCAGTTCAGTTTGCGTATCGGTATGTGTATCACGATGGAGAGGAGAGTGTGCTGAGTCCGATTTCTGATTTGTTTTGTCAGGCAGGATTGACGACATATAATTCTGTTTTGTTATCATTCAGTTTGAATGAAATTTTCGAAAGCGATATCAAGCGAGTTGATGTATGCGTCCGGTACAATAATTCCGGGAATTTTTTCATTATAAAAACATACGACCGGGATATCGCTACGGATAATACCGCATTGAATGATCACTCATCCAATACAACACAGTTGACATTCATTTTCAAAAATGATCTGGTTGGTATTCCATTGGATAATGCTTACAGTGTAAAGCAATTCGAAAACATTCCATTAAGTTCAAAGACGTTGGAGCTTGTTGATGGCAGGCTTTTCCTGGCTAATAATAAGACCGGATACGATAGTCCGACACGCACATCGCTCGCTACGACATTTACAACTACTACCTTACCACCAAACAGGAGGGTTGAGTTTAAAAACGGTAGTGCCTACCGGGTGGGTGTACAGTTCCGGGATAAATACCGCAGACCAATCGGAGGAGTTATAACAAATGATGCGAACAAGATACTGACTGCCGACAGAACATATGCAGGTACGCCACATATATACCGGGCTGACTGGACATTATCAAATGCCGATCCGACAGAAATACCAATCGAAGCCTATTATTATGAAGTAGTTGTTACAAAAAACCTTGTCACGCGTTTTTTTGTACAGGATAAGGGCGTTCAATGGAAGTATGTGTACAAGGATACCGCGACCGGAGAGTATGTTTTCCAGAATAGCGAAGTGGCACCGGCAGGGGTGCAGTTCTATGGTACAGCCATTGATATTGCATTGTTGCCATTAAGGAACAGAGGTTATGGATACCAGCCTGGTGATATATGCAAATTGTATTTTTCGTCAGGCACAACGTATACGTTGCCGGTACTGGGTCAGGAAGGTGATCTTGTGATATTACAGTACGTTAACCTGGGCAGAGGAGGCACTGGGCTGTGGGGTTCAACTACTCCGGATAAATTCATATTCGAGATATATACTCCGTATACTGAATCGCGTGAGGAGGTATTCTATTCGCAAGGTTACTCAAACGTAAGGTTGATCACAAATCCAGGGACAAATACCAGGGGATATGTAGCGGGAGGTTCCGGTGCAACTGCGACAGGTTTTCTTGTTGGCGACATATATGCTTTTCCGAAAACATATAACAGTGTTTCATATATCCTCAATGAGATGCAGAATGACGATATCGACTGGAGACGCTGGATCGGTAATTGGGGTAATCCATCGATTGTGCAAAAGACGAAGCAGCAGCAAAAAACTACCGCTATTCGTTACAGTAATGTAAAGCTGTCCGGCACAGAAAATAATGGGTTGAGTACGTTTGATGTGCTGGATGAGAAGCTGTTGACGTTTGAAATCGGCTCAATACAAAAGCTAATAAGAACAAGTAAAGTACAGGGAGAAAAAGGACAGGTGATGTTAGCAATAGGTGAAAATGAAACTGCCTCAATGTATCTGGGCGAAGTGCAGTTGTTATCCAGCAATACGGATGCATTCCTTGCGCAAACTACAGGTGTTATTGGTACGGTCAATATACTCAAAGGATCATACGGCACAATTAACCCTGAGAGCGTTTGTGAGCATCGTGGCATGGTATTCTGGTTTGATGCAAAGAGCGGACAGTTTGTACAATATAGTGTCAACGGGCTTGATCCGATCAGTAATAATAAGCTCAAGCGTTTTGCGAAATTATTTTCAGATAAATTCCTGAGCCTGTCCAGGAATGCAATGGAAACCTTCGGGTACAGACCATTCATTTTTGGCATCGTTGATCCGTATCACAATGAAGTATTATGGAGCCTGCCCCAGGTTGAGACATCCTATCCAAAGGGAACGCTTACAGAGTACACTTCGCCCATAAACTATCCTTACGACTCTTATGATGGAAGGGCAAAAACCCTGGTATATAAGTTCGAAGGAGATCGATACTTGGGATTCTTTACAATGACTCCTGAGTTTTTCGTATCGCTCGGTGAAAATATTTTTTGCTTCCGGTCAGGCAGCTTGTACAAAAACAACGCCGGATCGTATAATAATTTCTTCGGTGTCGATTATAAAAGCAAGTTGATGTTCGTTGCCAATGATCAGCCTGGTAAGATCAGGACGATTGAGAATATAGCGATTGAAGCCAATAAAAAGCCAGAGTTCACGCACATAAGAACAGAGTATCCGAATATTCAGGGAACCGACCTGGAAGCCGGTGATTATATCACAAAAGAAGGAGTGCATTATGCAACGTTATACAGGGACAGGTTAAGCCCGAATGCAACTGGCACGTATGAGCAAAAGTTATATAAGGGAGACAAAATTCGTGGCGCAACAGCAAAGATAATGTTACAGTTCAGCGAAGCAGATGGCTTGCAAACGCAAATAAAAATGATCGACGTGGGATATGTTATCAGCGTTGGTCATACAGTATAAATTTAAAAAATAACGTTATGCCTATAGGACAAATGATCGGCGCAGCTACCGGACTGATAGGTGGCTTACTTAATTATGGCGCAAAGCGAAAGCTCGCAAAAAAACAGCAAAGGCTTGCTGACGAAATCAATCCGGTTGATTCAACATACAACATCAGCGAGTATTCGAAAAGGAATCTCGGAATGTATCAGCAGGAACGGTTTGGAAGGATGAAAGGAGCCGCATCTGCTGAACGTAATATCATGGCAAACCAGGCTGGCGCACTGGCAGGCATTGAAAGGAACAGCACTGACAGCTCTCAGTCGTTGGCAATGCTTGCAGGGTTGCAGGGGCAGACAGATCAATCCTTCATGGGTCTTGCTGACCGGGAGAATGCGAATAATCAAAACGCGATGGCTGGACTCAGTGGTGCATATGCAACCATGAACGAGGAACAGAGGCGCGTGTATGAAGACCAGGTGCGTAAGTTTAATAATGACACGGCAGCAAAGGCTGCGCTTCAGAATGCCTCGTGGGCTAATAAAATGAGTGCCACCAACGATCTTGCAAGCGGCATCGCCGGAGCCGGTCAGGCAGCTTCCCAGTTAAACTTTTCGGGTAAGACAAAGAGTTTGACTAAAAAAGTCGGAGATATGTCATTAAAGAAAATATCCGGGGCAGGAAACATTGGAACATCCGTTACTAACGCTGCATCAAATTACCAGGCACCATCAATGTTAATGGGCGGCGTAGACCAGTTGACAATGTTTAATTACTTGAACAGAAAAACAAACTAATATGCCAGCACCAGGACAAGGCAGCAATGCTATCGGTAATGCATACATTGTGCCGGAATACGGGCAACAGTATTTGCAGCAGTTACAAAATTATTCTGCTGCCAATATGCAAAGAAAGCAGGAGAAGGAGGCAAAAGAGGCGGCTGATAAGCAGCGGCAAGACTTGCTATACAAATACGTAGGTACAAGTTTCAATGATAAGGACTATGCGACCGGAACTGCTTATGATCCATTGATCAATAAGAAACTGCTCGATGCAAAAACGAAGTATGCTGACATTATTCGCAATAATCCAGATATCAATGCTACGGATTTATCGATCATGATTGAAAAGGATATGAGTGATCTGAATACTTACAGCGGCAAGGTTAAGCTGATCAATAAAACGAACACGGAGCTTGCTTCGAAATTCAAAGATTTCAAGGCGTTGGATGCTGAAAAGTTACGAATACTTGCACTCAATAAGGCTATACATAAGCCTGGAAGTACAACAGAGTTGCTTGATCCAGATGAGGTTGATGCATCCCGTAATTATATTGGCGAAGTAATGGATGAGAACCCTGAACTAATACTTGCTGACGAATCGCTTGTGCGTAAAGGTTATTTTGATAAGAAACAAAAGGCAACAATAGGTGGGACTTACAAGGTCTCTAAAAATGGATTTATTGATAATAAATCATACAACTACGACCTCTTGCCATTCCAGCGTATTCAGAGGGATGCCAAAGGCGATGTTGTACTTGATAACGAAGGCTCACCGGTTATAGAAGTTGCAGGAGAGACGAGTCCTCTGACGGGAAGGAAAGTAGTGGATGACAAAACGTTTGCAGATTACGTTGCTGATCCTGAGCAATTAGTTTACCTGAAGGCGAAAATTAAGCAAGCCAATCAATATGCGAAAAGCAATGGTGCATCTGAGGTAGACTTGTCAACGCCAGAAGGCATTGACTTTGCTAAAGATATCGTGTATCAGGAATATCTTAAAGTTCCTCCTCCAAAAAATGTTGTTACGAGTGAGGAGTCGAACAAGCCCTACTGGGATAACATGAACAGGAATGCCCGTGAAGCCAACAGGATAGCGAGGGAGGCTGCAAATGGCGATAAGGATAAAGAGAACTTTGTCAAAGCATTTGCTAAAGTTTACAATAACGACGAGAACTACCTGCAAGGACAAGCGACAAGAGTTAAGCCAGAGGTCGAACCCTGGTTGAAAAAATTTGGCGTTGATCCGGGCAATTATGTAGATGTTAACCATATAGTACCAGGGGGCATCGTTTATTCTCACCGTGTAAAAAAAGAAAAAAAGGTTGTAATGAAAGCTGATGGAACCTACGATACAAAAGAAAATCAAACTGCGACTAAGGAGCCATACAACGCTGTATGGTACGATACTAAAAACAAGATTATATATACGCAGGACGAAGCAGAAGATACACCGAAGGCGCATAAGGATGTCAAGAAATGGGTGCGTGATATGGCAACAGCTAACGGTGTTACTCTGAAGGAAGCGAATGAGCTTATAGCTAAATTGTATGGCGGTTCCGAAAGTTCGAAACCTAAATCTGGAAGCGATACGCCTAAAGGATTACCAATTATACGAAAGAAAAAATAAAATTCACTATGCCTGAAAAGTATCTATATAACGGTAAAGTATACGAAAGGAAAGATATTGATGCATACGCAAAAAAAAGCGGCTTGGATACGGAAACGTATTTACGTGAAGCCGGTATAAAGCCGGTAAGTGACAGCTATGATTATAAGGGTAAGAAATACGATGTCGCCGAAGTGCTAAAAACTGCGAAGGCGAATAATATGGATTTTGACGCTTACGTAAAAGAGGTTGGTTTAAATCCTGTCCAGGCTCCTAAGCCTGCTGCGCAACCTCCGGGGATGGCTCCTAAGCCTGATGTGCAACCTCAAAACATGGCGTTTCAGCGCAGGGGTGGTTCGGTGAAAGATATTACGAAGGATGGCACGGCGGTAATGAAAAAGCCAGCAACAGCTCCATATGTGAGCATTGAGACTGAGCAGCAGAAAGCAAAGCGACACGAACGTATAAAGACAATGCAGCCTGGTGAAATTATATCCGAAGTTAATGACCGGGAAAATCAGATTGCAAACGACAATAACTATGAGCGTGTATTTGGTCAATCGTTTGGAAGCATTCTGAAAAATATTGAACTTGGTAAGCTGTCGCAGTCACGCGAATACAAGGTCAAGGAAATATTAAGCAATGCATATAATAAGCCACTTAAAGAAGACGATGTGGTTTACCTGGCTAATGCAGCACCAGAAAGCATGAAGAAATTATTTCTTCAGGTGATGGATCAGTATCCTGAAATAAAAAATATGCAGGATAAGGTTAAGGCGGTGACCCAATTTCACAACATCATTACAGATAAAATTGCTGCCGCAGACAAGGCAGACAGGAATAGCCGCTTAAATGATCAGGTTTTAGGTGAGTTAGGTGCCATTGATTTCGATGTTAACCAGGTTGGTGATGATAATTATACTGATACTTATTTTAATAATCTGACGGCAAAAAAAGATGATGCCATCAAAGAAATTGAAAGTAAGTATGCGCCAATGATGAATACGATGAAAGTTGTTCGTCGTGGCGATCAGTCTGTATTGGTTGATGGTGATCCTGAAAAAAGAAAACAGGCAGAACGGGAAATGCAAAAGGAGATGCAACCTATCATGGAGCAGTACAACACTGCCGCTCAGTTGATAGGGATGGCGCGTAGGAACCATTATGCCAAATCGAATCCGGATGCAGATGTTATTGATGTTGGCATGGAGATGTTGAAATATACAGACCCAACCATGTATAAGATAAAGAAGATGGATACGTCTGGCGAGAAGTCCGCTATCGACAGGGATATCGCAGCGCAAGGTATTGAAGGAAAATATGCAACTGCTACTGATGAAAGGAGTGCAATGCTTACTCGAATGAATGAGAACCAGCTCGACGACCGGTATCCTGATGCGCTCATTGCAGAGACGTACCATAGGCTTGGTGCTGAATATCATAAAAGTAGTAACTGGGTTGCCAATATGAATCCATCAATAGCAGAGATGGATAAAATGATCGAGCAGCTTCCGGCAAAATATAAAGAGGTATATTATAAACATATACGTCCTGTTGAAAAAAGAACTATTGGATCAAACGTGCCGGTATCCGGATTTGTAAATAAGACTGCTCAGGGTACTACCGGAGTGTTAAGCAGTACGCTGAATGGCTTAAAGTCGATATTCGGATTTGGTGACACGAAGGCGCAGACTGCCCGTAAAATATTAACACAACAGAATGACACATCCGTACAGGATGTAGGCGAATATGCCCCGGCGAAAGCACGGCTTGCGGAGCTGAATAAGAAAAAGGATTTATCCGTTGAGGAAAAGAATGAAAAACGTGATCTTGAGACATTTGTTGGCGTTCGTTCAAAAGGAGAGGAGATCGCCGATGGTGCCGGAAACATCCTGGGGCAGGTTATTGCTCAGGGAGCAATGGCGGCGTTGACAGGTACTGCGCTTGGAGCAGCAGGTAAATTTGCTGGCATTATGAGAACGGAGGGTGCTGTAGCATCAGGCATTGAGGGTATTGCACAGCAGGCGGTGAATTTTGGGATTAAGAAAAAATCACTTGACGTTGTAGCCGCTGCAATGACTTCGTTTGCGAGTAGCGTTGAGAGTTCTGAGCAGATGGCTTTGCAGATGTTCCCGGACGATAAAGACGTTGTAAAAAGAAAGGTATTTAGCAATACAGTTAGTTTTTTGAATGCGGCTACTGAGGGTATTTTTAAAGATAAGAAAGTGCTGGATGCGTTTAAGAAAGAGATCGCTCCGAAGCTCGCAAATTTCGTAACCGAATTGTCATTAAAAAAGCTAACAGCGGAGTCTGTTCAGCCAATGGCAAAGAAAATTATTTCTGACGGTTTGCATTTGTTAAAGCTCGGATTAAAGGAGAATACAAAAGAGACCATCGAGGAGGTTGCAACAAGCGTAGGAACGAGCCTTGCTACATTCGTCCTGGCTCCCAGCAAATTCAACATGAATGATGCCTATAACGATGCAGTCGCAACTGCGACCTCTATGTTCATTGACGGATCGGTAGTTGGCTTGATTGCAGGCGCGAAAGAGTTCCGTACTACAAGGGTAGGCATACCAATGCTCATGCGCGTAAGCGGTGATTTAAAGCTACAGAGGGCTGTAAGGGCAGATATTAACAATCGTCTACTCAATGGCGATATGAAGCAGTCTGAAGCCGATGAAAAGATTGCTATACTTAACGATGCCATCGCTGCGCGTCGCACGTTGGTGAAAGAGGTTGATCCGGTAAAGAAAATGAGTGCCGTCCCCAGAGGGAAGTATTTCGCCATGTTAACCAACGAGCGTATGCTTGCCCGGAAGGTTGAACAGGCTCAAGACCCGGTTATTAAGAAGCAGTATGAAGATGAGATTAAGGCGAGTCAAAAGCTCCGTGCGGACATTTTGAATAACAAGGTTTACGTAAACGATAATGGTGGCACTGACCCTGGCTCATATATCATCGATGGAAACGAGGTGACCAGAGACCAGTTTATAAAGGTGATGAGAAGCCCAGAGGCAGCTTTAAAAAATATGGTGGTAGAGAACGATGATGAGGTGAGTAATGAACTTGAGAAGATTGGTGGTAAAAGCGAGATGCTAACTATTGAGGCAGACCGGATTGCTGACCTGAAAGACATCGATGCAAAGATTGCAGCCCTTGACCCGAAGGACATCCTGTATGATGAAAAAAAGAAAAAATTAGAGGATGAGAAATCTGAAACTAACAGGTACTACGATGCGCTGAATGATTTCAAAGACCCGAAAGACCCACCAGCTCCAGGAGCTGCAATTTCTGACAAGGAAGTAACTCCATCGTATAAACGCAATGTATCAGTATTACTTACCGCAGCGACTGTGAGAGGAGCAGATGTGTTAACTGCCAGGATGAAAAATCTAACATCACTGTACGAAGATGCAATGAAACAGTTTAATGCAACTGCCGATGAAAAGTTCTTACAGGAAGCTAAAAAAATTGAAAAAGGCATACTTGATGAGGCTAAAAATGAAATAATTGAAACATTTTCAAAAATAAAAGGTACTAAAGTCATGTTTAAAGACCATGCGCACGGCGCATGGGATGGGAAGCTGGAGCCGTCTTTCAATATGTATTTAAGTATTGGCGCAGACACTGATACTCAAGCAGTTAGCAATGCGCTTTTTGATTTTGCGGAAAAATATAGCCAGGACGCTTTTTTTGTTGAGACAAATTCAGAGCTTAATAATGATTTCAAAAAAGAAAAATCTGCTGTCCCTTTAACATATGACGATGGAACATTTACGCATTTTCCACAATTACGCTTTAACTTTGATAATAAGAGTCCAGCAACGACAGAGAAATTAGCACAACTTTCTAACGCTTTAAATGCAGCAGGAGTAAAAGCGTTTACTCTTAAGGAAGACAGGCTCGAAATTAGTATACTGACATTTTTAGATGAAGAACAACAAAAATTATCAGATGATGAACAACGAACAAAAAAATACGAAGATTACGACGCAACCGTTAGGAACGCTGTTGCAGTCTGGAGGGAAGTATTCGGATCTGAAGGCTCACTTGACATCAATATTAGAAAGTCACGGAATGGAACATTCTCTACTAAAGCCTATTCAGACGACCCCGGAAGACCATACGATAGAAGTGACATTCTTAAAGAAACCGCTTCAGAAGTAGCCGAAGCGCAAAAGCAAGGACTTGAGCTTGGAAAGATTCGTGATAAGCAAATCGCTTTACAAGAACAAGGCAAGGATATTACAGATGCGGAAAAAAAGCGGTTGGATGAGTTATCGAAAGTTGTGCAGCCGATAATCGAGGAAACCTTTCAAGTGCAGGAGGAAAGTTTTAAGAAAGCGAAAAAAGAAATAGAAGATATTGCTGCGGCAGCAATATCAAAAGTAAAAGGAAGTTTCGTATCTGTTTTTCCGATTAAGAGACCTTCGCGAGCGAGTGTAAAAGTAATGAGATGGTATAGTGCTTTTACCGAACGTTTAGGTGACGGAGCAAGGGTTAACATTATTGTTAACAATATTAAAGATGCAGATGCCATATATGAACAAATCAACAAGCAGTATCCGAAATCCGACCCTTCTTTACGAAGGATAAATGACCCTACAGAACTTGGTTATCCAAAAAGGTTAATTGAGATACGAACTTCCGAAGGAATTATTGCAGAGTTGCAGGTGATGACGCAGGAAGCATATCTGGCAAAAGACGGCTTACAGTATTTTGAGGTTGGCGATAAAAAAGACAAGGCTGCTTCTCGATTAAAAGCATTGCAAGATAAAATTGGCTGGGCGATACCGGACGGATTAGGGCATTATTTTTACGAAATCGAGCGTGACTTCAATGTGCCTAAAAAATTAAGGGAAGAAGCAAAACGTTTGAGCGTAAAGTATTACGATGCGTTTGCTAATCCTGAAAAAAAATCTTGGCAGCAAGAGGAGTTCACTAAAGAGATGTCGGCGTTCAGGCAGAATGTTGACAAGGCAGATAAAAAAAATTGGGATGCAGGCAATGATGGGAAATCGCCGGACAGTTTAAATAGATTCTTAAAAATTAATAACAATGAGAATATACAACCGCAAGCCCAGGATAACAGCAAGCCTGTTCCCGGAGCTGGAGCTACGCAAGAAGCAGGAGCAGGGCAAGAAGCTGACACGGAAAGAGCTGGAAGCCCTCGCACAAATGATGAAAAAAGAGAAGAAGTTAGGGCAGTTCTCACAGAACTAAGTGAGAAAGGATTACTCGTCTCTGTTGATAAATCATTCATTGCGAAAGCGAAGCGTACCATAGGTTTATCAACCAAACCAGTCAGGATGTCTCCGGAGGAGATAGATGCACAGATGGCATTGCTCGATGCCATGTCCGATGTTTGGAGAGCCACTACCGGCAACGATGATTTTTACACTACATGGATAGGTGATATAAAACAAGGCGACCTGGCAGCATTGAAGCTGCTGGGCGGTGCTTTGTATCAGGAAGATTCGGCAATGTTTCCTGCTACCAATGAAACAAATCGTGCATTCGCTAACGTTACGTTAGCTGTATTGTCAGACCCGTTGTTTAAAAAGATGGAAGGGCAAATTGTTGCCGTTCAATCGCTGAGGGATGGTATAAAGGGACGCGGTAAGCAGATTGAAAAAGACATTATCAATTTAGTGTTATCGCAGGACAAGTATAAAGAATTAAAAAAAGTTCCTTTTAGCGATTTTCGCAATGACGTTGAGATGCAGGTAATGAAGCTGGAGCGAATAAAAACGACAACGCATAACAATTACGGAATGGATAATTTAGGGGATTATGGAACCCAGTATGGCGACTATGAAACCGTAATTTTTAATAGCCCGATTAATCATGGCGACCACGGTCACTTTCGTGGTGATTTTGTTTCAGGAAATTCGGTCAAAGTTAAATGGGATATGAGGCAGTTGCCAGGGACGAATACCTGGGTAGCCATCGACTCGAATATGCCAGCAGGAGTTACCGGGGCAACCATTCAATCGTATGTAGGTACGGCGGGAAGCAAGGAGTCTGTGGAGTCGTGGATTAAAGTAAGAGAATCTGCCAATGACAGTAGACCAATAACTAAAGGTTTATTTGGTCATATAAGAGCCTGGTTCAACAAGAACGAAGGCATTATGCATATCGCTGAATTGCAGAGTGATTATTTCCAGAAAGTTGACGCGCTTACGCTTAATGAAAAGTACGAGAGCCTTATACCGCAGCATGAGATTGATATTGCGTTTAACCGTGAGCGAAACAAAACATTAGATAAGCAGGTTGCGAACAGAATCGCTAAGGAGCTTGGAATAACTGTAAAGAAATCTGCGGCAGGTGATAGTTATAGTGCTTTTAATAAATCCGGGAATTTAATAAACACGTTAATGATTTCGCCTGAGTCAGACTTTCCTGGATTAGAGGAAGGTGAGCATGAAAAATATTTAATTTTTACCAATGCGTTAAACCGAATTGCTCATAGGTACGACGCACAGATGGGGACAGTGCAACGAGATGATGAGCCGTTGCGTTATATTGCTCATGAGCCAATACACGGAACAAGTCTTGCGGAATTTGCAACTATAGAAGAAGCCCGTGAGTTCATAGTGGATTATAATAATGAAAGGATTAAAGCAGACGATTTATATAATGAATTAAATAAAAAATACATAGAACAAACTGAAAAAATAAGAATCAAGGTACTCAACGAGCTGGTAGAAAAAGTTAAAAATGATGACCGCCTGAATAATATAAAAAAGCAGTTCATCGCCAGCCAGAAAATACACGAGGACAGGTTATTGCGGGAAGCCATAAAGTATGCTGCTGAAAAAGGAGCTAAGGTTTTAAGATTTCCTCGACCATACACGCTTGCGCACATTGAGTACTATGTAACTAAGGGTGACGCAGATGGCAGGGTCGCCGAATACGAGATTATTGAAGGGAACAGAGACAGGCTTTACCAGGGCGATGTCATTGAATACGGGGGCGAAAATTATACGGTAATTGATGCTGGTATAAGGGGCATTGTTGTAGCTCCGAGCGATGAAGTAAATATCTATAACTTCGATGATTTGTATAGCAACGAAATTGATTATTATAGAAGCGAATACGATTATGAGTTAAATAAAAATTTTGATGACATAAGAGCCATAACCAGGCAGGAGCTTGAGGACTGGAGTCCTAATGATTGGACTTCGGAGAAAGCTAAAGAGCTAATGGAGCGATATTTTGAAGATAACCCTGACGAGGAGACTGCATCTTTTAAAGAAATTGATAGCGAAATTGATGATTATATTTCGTCTGATGTTTATGAACGTGATATAACCGATATGATTGGGAGTGATGTAGTTTATTCTGGTGGATATAATACGCTGTACTCAGCAGAGCGTAGGAGTTCGGTAATAAATTTTGATCAGCCTGACGAAAATTATGGCAGTAGAAGTCATAGCGAAGATGATTACGAGGACAATCTCGACTCTGACCAGAAAACCGTAATTAATAAATATAAAAATTTCAATAAGTACATTGAGAAGACTCGCCCTGATGCTCGTGAAGTAGTTGACGATAACGATATGAAGTGGCTCGAATTTGACATCACAGATGCTGACCGCGAGAACCCTGTTATCGCGTTCCAGCGTGAGGGTGCGAAGGTGAAGGGTGCGATAGATTTCATGAATGACAATAAGGCTACGGTGCATTTATTTGATGGCGCGGACATATCGACACTGGCTCATGAGTTCACTGGTCACCTGGGCAGGCGTGTGCTGGAAAAGATGGCAGAGACCAGTCCTGAATTTAGTAAGCATTATGACGCTATAAAAAAATGGGCTGGTGTAAAAGATAATAACTGGTCAACCAGGGCAGAGGAGAAATTTGCGCGGGGCTTTGAAAAATATTTACGCACCGGCAAAGCACCGACTAAGGCACTGGAAAACGTTTTCGGTCAACTTAAGAAATGGCTGACGGGCATTTATGAATATATCAAGGGTAGCAGCCTGGATATTAAATTAACGCCGGAGGTTATTGATGCATTCGATGCGATGCTGGGCAAAGGAACAGATACGCGAGCGAAGCTCGATGCGCTGGCGGCGAAGTATTTCGGCGAGCAGCCGCTCAATCAGATGCCGGAGGTAAATGAAGGACAGCCGCTTTTCCAGCAGCCGTCTCCGTTAGAGTCGTTCATCCGCGATGCCATGAAGCAATTTAAAGGCATAACGGCTGACGAGATATTTAACATCATCGCTTCAAGGATGCCTGGAGCTACGATTCAGAATATCCAAAAGATTATGGATAACAACAAGCCGATGACGAAAGCACAGGTCAATGACGCTGTTGAGACTGCTGCGGTTGTTGGTAACGTCAAGGCGAAGAACGTCAAAGGGCTTTACGAGATATACAAGAAGATGTTCGGCTTGAGTGATGCCCAGGCTCTTGCGAATGCGATAGCGACCGATATCATGATCGGCAATATGGCAAAGCGCAACGGGCTGACAAAAGAAGGGCAGTATCGGAAATTAGCGTTTGAGAAAGGAACGCCTACCAATGGCGCAAAAGGCTCTATGCGCATCCTGGCTGATGGCAAAGTTATTGTCGCTGCACTCACCAACCCGGACGTATCAACGCCACTGCACGAGATGGCACACGTCTGGGAGACGGTACTTACAGATGCAGAACGTGCTGCTATATTAAAATGGGCAGGACACGTCAAATGGACACGAGCTACAAGCGAGAAATTCGCACGGGGCTTTGAGCGTTACCTGGCAACAGGCAAGGCTGACAATCCAAAAATACAGGCACTGTTCGATAAGTTCAAGACATGGCTCACAGACCTATATAACGGCATTATGGGATCGCAGATCGATCTGAAGCTCAATGATGCCATGAGTAATATCTACGGCGAAATGATGGCTGCAACAGACGCAGAGATACAGGAGCTTGCAACAATGCTCGGTGACAAGCAATTCAATAAAACCTTAAATGAAATTATCGATGAGATCGAATCAGATGAAAAGTTACGCAGCGGCACTGGAAAGGATCAACAAAATGCCGAAGCCGCTCCGCAAGAAAGCACGACTGCGGATCAAGCAAAAACTGATACAGCAGCGCAACCAGATGCTCAGGAGGGGCGAGTACCAGACGGTGATCAAGTCGGACAACCCACAGCTCCCCAGTCTGACGCTCCCGTCCAGGAGACCGAAGACGGAGCTGCGAAGCCGTTAGGCATTAAGCATAAAGACTCCGATACGCGTAAGAATATGTTCGGGCTTGGCGAAAGCTATGAAGGCATGAGTACTACGGAGGAGGCGATCATGGCAGAGGCGCAGCAAAAAATAAAAGACGGCTACGATGTACAAAACCTGCTCGATGTCATGGAGCGTTCCATGCATAATCCTACAGCCTTAGAGAATGCGATCCTTGCGATATACATGGCATCCCTGGATAATGAGATGAGGGATAATCCTAACACAGCAACGCTGGTTAAAATGAAACGTGCTACAGAGCTGCTTGACCTGGCAGGATCAAGAACCGGGCTTATGCTTTACTCAAGGAAACTTATCGGACAGACGGAGATAACGCTTTCTGACTTCCTCATTGTCGAAGCGATGGCGGCTGGCGTTGATGTGCAGGACATACCGAAGGATATGCTTGATAATTTGACAGAACAATACCTGGCTGACGAACAGATCAGAAAAGAGCTGGATGAGTACAAGGAGAAATTCAAACGATCTCAGGATGAAGTACGCAGGTTACGTGCGCAGGCAAAGGTTGCTAAGGAAGCAAAGAAGATTAGCCGCACACGCAAGAAAAGGACAGCAGCAGAGCTTGATATAGCGAAAAAGACAATCGCAGAACGCATCCGGGAAAAACTTGAAAAGTTACGCGGTAAGACAGACTCCGACACTTCCTTCCAATCAAATGCCGATCCGGACGAATTACGGGCGATTAGCGACGATGTGAACGAGTTGCTAAGGGTACAGGTAGATGGAGGCATAACGAGGTACGAGGACGTTGTAGACTCAATATACAATGAGCTTAATCAGCTTGTGCCGAATTTATCGAAGAATGACATCCGCGATCTGATCGCCGGTGAGTACAGTGAGCAGCGGACACGCACACAGACGGCAGCGGATATACGCAACCTGAAAACACAGGCGAAGCTACTGCTGAAGATAGAGGAGCTGGAGGCTGGGAAAAAGAGGCAAAAGAACCTGACGCAAGCTGGACGTACAAGCAAGGAGATAAGGGATTTGCAGGAAAAAATTAAAGACCTGGAGCGTAAGCTACCAAAGGCTGCAAGAACAGTAGATCAACGCACAGAGGCTAAGAAATCATTCCTCAAAACTCAGATCGCTAAAATGGAGCATGACCTGGCTACAGGTAACGTGCGCGTCGATGATCCTGAGCCGCCGCCAATCAAGCTGGATGACGAAATGAAGGCATTGCTGGATAAGCATATTGAGTTTGTTCGCAAGACTCATGTTCGGCGTGAGAAGCTGCGCCATCAACAAATGAGCGGCTGGCAGAAAGCCTGGGAATACTTCGTGCAGGCGACAGAGGTGCGCAGAGTAGTGCAACTATCGCTTGACTTTTCAATCCCATTCCGACAAGGATTGCTGGTTTCTATGAATCCGCGCAACTGGGACATCATGCATAAGGTATTCTGGAAAATGTTCCCATCCTTCGCAAGGAAGAAGTACTATGATAACATTATGTACAACATACGCGAAAACCCAATGTACCATGAAAGCGTAAAGGACGGGATAGCATTCACCGAAGTTGACAGCAGAGACAATATGAACCGGGATGAAGACTTCCGTAAAAGTTTCGTATACCATATCCCGGTAGTGGGATGGTTCCTTGAGGGATCAAACAGAGCTGCTAATACATTCCATAATATGACACGGATGGAGATGTATCTCAAGGGCGTAGAGCGGCTTAAAAGGCAGGGTTATACCAGGGATGCTAATCCGGAGCATTATCAGGCACTGGCAAAATGGGTTATGAACGCTACCGGTCGCGGTAACATGCTCAAAGGTATTGAGGAGAGCAAATTCATGAAGGAAGCTCTCGGATGGACATTCTACGGAGCAAGGCTATATGCCAGTCGCATCAACCTGATCAATCCTGTATACTACAAGCGCATGCCAAAAGCTGTCCGGGTTGAAGCACTTAAAGATATGACTTCAACTGCTGTGACGATATCTGCCGCCATGTTTGGATTGGTTGGCGCAGGTGCCACAGTCGGTTTCGATCCGGACGACCCCGACTTCCTGAAGGTAAAATTTGGCGACAAGCGGTATGATCTTACCGGAGGAATATCACAATATGTGCGTACATTCCTTCGCGTTATCAAAAGAGGAGGGCAGCTTGGTGACCCGATAGCAGGTGCTATTGTGAATAAAATTGCCGGTGAAGGAACGTATGATGTAATTTCAAAAGATGAATCACAGAAATATGGTAAATTTACAGGGAAGTCGTTAACGAATTTCTTGCGATACAAGCTGGCAACAACTCCGCAGTACATATGGAGCGCGGTAAGCGGTAAAGACCCTATGAATAAGGACTTCGACGCATCCGACTTTATCAAAATATATCCAATGTACGTAGATGATCTAATAGATGCCTGGGATAAAGACGGTGGCATGGCTGTTCCTACTATCTTGATACCGTCAATATTCGGTATCGGCACGCAGTACTACTCGAAAGACAGCAATATCAGGGTGCAGGAGTTTATGGGTGCTGATCAGGAAAAACTGAAAAAACTATACGAAGAACAAGAGCTAAATAAATAAAATGTACACGGAAAAAGATTTTATTAGTTGCATGTTTAACCCGATGGTTGCGAAGCCGATGCTTCAATCGTACCCCAGGTTATCGGAGATCGTTTTGCCTGAATGGAAAAAGGAATCAAAATTTGACGAACTGATGAGATACGTCATAATGGTATACGATCCTAAAAGCCCGCTGATACTCAATGAGCGAGACCTAAACTATCGTAAAGGCGTAGCTGCACATTTATCAGGGCTTGATATGAACGACGAAGATGCATTGCAGCAGATATATAATCTCAGCAACAAAGTTGTTCTTGACCTTACACTGAAATATCTCATGCGGTTCGTTCGTTCCCGCGAATGGGCAGCTATAGTAGCCACTGAGTTTAAGTATTGGGAAGCAATAAAACTCATTCTGATACCTATCAGCGGGGTAGGAGATAAAGCACAGTTGGAGGCTGCACAAAAAAAAGAAGTACTGTCAGACAGCATCGACACGTCGATGAAGCGTATTGACAACTACTATAAAACTTTCTTCGGAGAGGATGAAATTCTGGAAAAGAAAGCAAAGCAGCGAATAACGCCTGAAGGCATAGCTGCTACATAGCAGAATGTTTCTACCACAGAAAGGAGGTTCAACAGAAAAAATTTATGACTACTACGTATGTCAGATACCACCCGTGGGGTTTGGCGTAAACGTAGTCACCGGACTCCTGGAAAAGACAGATATCATAAAACGCAGTACTGTTGCAAAGGATCAGTACTGGGAGAGAACCCCTCTGCCTGCAAACTGGAAAAAGCAAAGACTCAAAGAGGAGCTACGCCAGCAAAAAGAACCTGACTATTTTGATGAGGAGCTGGAGAAGTTCCGTGAACAAGAGTGGGGCAGACGGCTACGAGGCGTATGGGTATACATCAACGGCAAACCGGTATACTTAACCGGACTCCACTACTTCTATATTAACTGGTGGAAAATTGATATTGGCTATCCTGAATACCGTACACCTGACAGGAAATTTTTTTACGTTTTAAGTTATTGCCTCGAAGACGACAGATGCGGAGGATTGGTTGAAGCTACGAAACGCCGCCAGGGGAAAACCTACCGGGGAGGCTGCTTCCTGTATGAATCAATTAGCCGCATGAGCGAAAGCGAAGGAGGTATCCAGAGCAAAACGGCTACTGATGCCCGTGATGTTGTATTTAAGAAAGCGATCATATCTCCATTCAAAAATCTGCCAGATTTTTTCAGACCTATATTCGATACCTCGAAAGGTATTACTCCAACAAGCGAATTGAAATTTGCGCACACTGTATCCAAAGGACGTAACGCATTAATGAACCTGGACGTTCCGGAGCTGAACTCCGTCATCGACTGGGCAAGCTCAGAGGTGTTCGCCTATGATGGTCGCAAAAAGAAACGAATATTTGAAGACGAGATTGGTAAAACAAAAGACGTTAACATATACGACCGGCACCAGGTAATCAGATACTGTCTTGAAACAGATGGAGCCTGGACAGGCTTCGCTCTGAAGTCAACAACAGTGGAGGATATGGATAACGGCGGCAAGCCTTTCAGGAAGCTATGGGACGACAGTAATCCGAACGAGCGAGATGAGAATGGTCATACTAAGACCGGCATGTACAGGTACATGACACCTGCATACGAGACGCTGTATTTTAATAAGTACGGCGATCCGGATGTTCAGAAAGGAAAGCAGTACTTCCTGAACAGGAGAGCAGCATTCGCCAATGACAGCAGATCATTAAGCTCAGAGATAAGAAAAAATCCGTTCAATGAAATGGAGATGTTTCGTATTGACGGAGATACCTGCCTGTACGATTCTGAAAAATTAAATAATCAGCTCGACCGGCTTACCTGGGGGGATAATTTTACAACATATGGAGACCTGGTGTGGAAGGACGGGATCAAGGATACTGAAGTGATATGGAAGCCGAATAAGAAAGGGGCTTTCGAAATATCTTATCTGCCAAAGCCAGAGCTTACCAACCGGGTAATCAAGCGCGGAGATTTATACTTCCCGAACAATAAACTCAATTTTATTGCAGGAGGCGATCCTTACGATTACGATCAGACGAAGGACACGAAGCGATCAAATGGCACCGGGTTTGTAAAGTTTAAGTATAGCACATTGCACTCCAACCTTGTACACAATGACAGCCTTATAGTCAGATACAGCAACCGTCCTCCGATGGCAAATATTTATTATGAAGACATGATCCGCATGTGTCATTATTTCGGTTGCGAATTTCTCGCAGAGCGTAATAAGATCGGACTGATCCGATACTTTCAGCAACGGGGATATGGCAATTTCCTGATATGCCTGCCAGGGGAAAAAGAGCCAGGGGTGTATGCTTCCCCAAAGACGCATCAGGAAATGATCGAGATAACGGAGGAGTTTATTATGAATAATATCGAAAAGGTATTCTTCAAGAGCCTGATCGAGCAGTGGCTGAAATTCGACCCAAAGAATACGGAACGCTTCGATGAAGCGATGGGTGCAGGATGGTGCCTTGTAGCAGACCGGTACCGGATCGTTAAAGCGGAAATTGGCGATGCCAAACCTATCGAAAATTATTTCAAACAATTCAAAATACCAGCATGAGTACACTACCGAATGAAAATATTGATCCATACCTGAAACGTCAAAAACCGTTTCTCCTTGAAATGAGCAAGGCTGTATGGAACTCCAACGAAAGCGGAGAGTATAACAAGATATTCTATCGTAATCAGGCACGATACGAGGAGATCAAGGATTACGCGCTGGGTATACAATCCCATACAAAGTATAAACCAATGCTCGGTATTGATGAAAGCTCCGACAAGAGCTGGCTTAATATCGACTGGAGCATACGCAGGATTGTTCCAAAGTTTCGCAATATTGCGATCAATAAGATTGCAAAGACAAGGTACACGACCAACTGTACGCCTATTGATCCACTGGCAAAGGATATCATGGATCGGCAGTACGCTGAGACTAAGGCTAAGATTCTGATGCGCGATGCGTTAAAAAAGTTTGGAAGCGAGATTGCAGAAAGTGCGCAGCTCAAACGCCAGGAGGGTGAGCCTGAAGACCTGGAGGAATTAGCAATGCAGAATGAGTTTGGCGCAAAGAACAATATGGCAATGGAGGCAGAGCTTGGTATCGAGGTTGTGTTCAATGAAAATAACATCGAGGACATCGAGCGTGAGTTGATCGAGAGCCTGATTGATTATGGCGTAGCTGGCGTGAAGGAGTATATAGATGCTGAAGGACGTGTGCGTATACGCCCTGTAGATATGAGATACTTCGGGTCAAACTTTTGCACTAAAAAGAACTTCAGTGACATGACCCGTGCCTGGGAAATAATTGATGTGCCGGTTTCAGAACTGGCAACAATTTTCAATGATGACAGTATCATCGAGCAGATTAAGAACGCCGCAATGCAGCGCAACTATAACGCTCCAACGAACATGGCATCACGCGGTCAGATATATGGCTACGATACAACGAAGGCGCGGGTTATGGATTTGGTTTTTGTTTCATACGATAAAGAGGTGATGGAGATAAATATATCCAGCAAGGGCAATATCGTATCTGCAAAAGCAGATTACAAGTTCAAGGATAAGACTGATACTGTAAATATTAACGGGCAGGAAGTGCCACGATATATGACAAAAAAAGTTCAGAACCTGTACCAGTGCAAATGGATTATCGGTACAGACCTGATCTATGATTATGGGCTTGCAAAAAATATGAAGCGCAGTACTGATCCGAAAAAAATGGCTGACACGTCATTGCCTTACCATTTTTACGCTCCGAACTTCCATGACATGAAAGCGACAAGCATCATGGATGCGCTCATACCGATAGCGGATGAATTTCAGTTGACAGTATACCGCATTCAGAATTTCAAAAACCGCTGGATACCGTATGTCATCGAGCTTGATCTGAACGCCATCGAGGATGTTGCGCTGGGGGCTGGCGGCACAAAGATGAAACCATCGGAGGTGCTACAGATGATGTTCCAGACGAACGTACTGATAGGACGTAAGCGAGATATGAGCGGAGGGAATGTCAATTACAAATCAGTAGATATCTATCCGACGCAAATGGCGGCTGAGTTCAATGCGCTCGTTGCCGATCTTGAAAGGATCAAAAACGACCTGCGTGATATCAGCGGTCTCAACGAGCTGACCGATGGCAGTACACCAGATGCAAAAACCCTGGTACCTATAGCAGCAGCAGCGCAGGAGGCAACCAACAACGCCTTGAGCGGTGTCATATATGGAAGAAAGTACATATTAGAATCGCTTGCAAAGGGCGTGTTGCAACGTTTACAGATTGCTGTAGCAACGACTGGTAAGTATGAGGGCTATTACAATGCGCTTGGAAGCAACAGTGTAAAGTTCTTCCAGGTGTCAGACAGGATTTGCTTGCATTATTATGGTATAAAGCTGGAGGAGCGTACTACAGACGAAATGAAGCAGTACATGGTACAGTACATGCAGAAGGATATTGAACAGGGTTTTTTAAGTACCGCTGACGTGTACATGATAATGACGATGTATAACACAAAGCAGGCTTTCCAGTACCTGAATTACATTGTAAAGAAGAATAAGGAAAAGCAACGCCAGGAAGCTATTCAGATGCAACAGTCAAACGCTCAGGTGCAGACGGAATCGGCACTTGCGATTGAAAAAGCGAAACAAGAGACGCTTAAGTTACAGTCGATGCTTAAAATTCAAGAGATCAATATCGCAAAAGAGTGGGACTTCAAAATAAAATTAGCGCACACTCAGGGAACAATAGAGGGTAAGAATATCGATGCATCGGCGAAGGTTGCCAGCACGGCTATATCGTCGGGTCATAATTACCCTCAGCAGCCAGGTGCTGAGATGGAGGAAGAAGAAGATAGCATGGAAAACGAAGACGAAAGCAGCATGAGTGACCAGCTGGAAGACATGGCTGAAGGCGAACAAGAGGCGCAGTAAAAAATATTTTGATATATAAAAAAGATAGTATTACTTTTGGTAAGTGATTGATTATCAATTAATTACGACAAACCCTTACGAATGAATTACCATCCCAAAAAGTTCCTTGAAACTGATTTTACCGGCGCAACCTGGGCGGTTACCGGAGGCTCTCAGCCAGAGACAGTTACCCCTCCAGTGGAGACGGTCACTCCTCCAGTGGAGACTCCAGTCGAGACACCTGTTGAGACTCCTGTTGAGGTTACGAACGAGCCTACATCAGAGCCTGCGCAGGTACCTGTATCTGCCCGGTGGGAGGACGTTATTAAGGATGTTGATTTCACTGAGATTCTTAAAGCTAAAGGGCTTGACGATTACGCGATCAAAGCTCTTGAGTATTATAAACAAGCCGGTGATCTTACACCATACGTCGAAGCGAAATCCGTTGATTTCACAAAGATGTCAGATGAGCAGATCATGCGTTACGATCTCGAAAAAACCCATAAAGGGTTATCAAAAGAGGAGCTTGATCTGCTGTATGAAGACAGCGTGATGGAAAAATACAAGCTCGACAGGGATGTATATGACGAAGAATCGGTCACAACAAAGGCTGCTGCCATACGTCTAAGATTAGACGCTGAGGAGAAAAGGAATAAGTTTATCGAGGAGCAGAAGCAATTCAAGGCTCCAGAAAAACAACCAGAGCCGGAGCAGCAAGAAAAAAAAAAAAAAAAACAAGAGAAATTAAATGAGTTTATAAAATACGTTGAACAAAGCGAATCCGCAAAAAACCTCTTAAAAAACAAGAAAGTTGTTTTTGGTGAAGGTGAGGATAGCTTCAACTTCGAAGTATCGAATCCAGATACTATCGTAAAATCTGCATACAACAGCGATTTTTTAAACTCGTTCGTTGACGATAAGGGTAACTACAATCTCGATGAGTGGAACAAGGTAGTGACATACGCATTCAACAGGAAAGCTATTGAATCGGCTCTCATTAACCACGGCAAGAAACTCGGAAAGATAGAAGCCTTTAAAGAAAAAGCGAACGCCACCGAACCGGAACAAACTCCAACAACCCAACAGCGACCAATGACTCCCGCCGAAGCTCTTGCAAGGCACGGTCAAGTCAAAGGTTACGGGTAACATTTTTAACAATCAAATAATTATAATATGAGCGTAACTACAGGTACGTTAACAGCAGCCTATGTGGGTGCAGTACCATTCCTCGCACAAAGGGACATCGATCCCAATATCTACGACACCGCAAATGAGCGTCAATTCACAGACACGATGGCTCTCTTTGGCAGGATGCGTGAAAAGAAAATGTGGAACTTCCACTCATTCGTAAATGACAACACCTTCCAGACGCTTGAGGTCGATTCAGTAACATCCGGATCGGGAACAGCAAACGTTGTGATTGTATTAACTGCCGCAACATCATCCTTCGCCCGCCGGTACGACCTGATCAAGTTCACTGACGGTAAGCGTGGACTTGTTCGCATCACACCAACAACTGCATCAAGTAAGGATACCCTTACTATCAGGTCTGTTGATGGTTCAAATATTACCGTTACAGCCGGGGATATCCTGGGTTGCGGAGCAAACGCAGTTGCAGAGCAATCTGATGCTGTTGTATCTCGCAGGTACGGAGTAACAAAATACCTGAATTATATTCAGATATTCCGCGAAAGCCATGTTGAAACCGACGTTGAGAAAATCACAAAGGTGGAAACAACCGTTGAAGGTCAGCCTTACTACGGCGTATACAACTTCATCACGAAGCTCCAGGGATTAAAGACATCTGTATCTGCAACAATGATCGATGGTTTGATCTCAACCGGCAGCAACTTCGATACTGCTGGATCATCCCTGGTTGACGCAGACTCTGGTTTGCCAATCCAGACAACTTCAGGTCTTGATCAGTGGGCTACATCTTACGGTATCAGCTCCAACGCTGCTACAGCAGGAACAATCGTTGCTTCTGATATCGATAACCTGGTTGATGCAATGAATGCCGCAAAAGCACCATTAAGCTATATGGGCTTTACCGGTACCAAAGGAAAAAATCCATACGACAACTACCTGAAAAACCTGGGGTCATCAGGTGTTACCTCCGCTCGTATGATGGTTGATAATAAAGAGGTTGACCTGGAGGTTGATAGCTTCCGCAGGGGTGTACACAGGTTCGAGTTCGTGCCAATGAGCATCCTGAACCATCCTCAGTTATTTAACTACACTGGTTCGCCAAACATCAAAAAAAGCATCTACTGGGTACCGAAAGGTCAGTTGGCAACAGTTGGCGGTGGCAATGAGCCTTACATGGCTATCGGCTACAAAAAGCAGGTAGTGAAAGGTGGATACGGCGACGATATCTACAGCGAGTTCCACACTGGTGCATTAGCTCCAGTACCAACTTCAGACGTAATGAAGTGGCAGGTTAACTGGGTGACATACCAGGGGCTTGACGTGAAAGGCGCGAAGCACATTGCAAAGCAAATCGTAGCTGCATAGTAAATAAAAAGAAAAAGCGGGGTTCGTAATGAACCCTGCTTTTCTTAATCCCATACGTTTTTTTCAACCAAACCTTTATACAATGTCAAAGCTCACACCAAAGGGAGAGTATAATAATCTTACTCCCCAAATGCAAGATAAAGTTACACCCTTAAAGAAGGGAGACTTTGTAACGTACCGGTTGCCGGTTCCTTTGTTCCAGGATAATATCCGGGACAATGAAGGCAACCTGATCTATAAAAAAAATAACACTTACACCTGGGCGCAATCTGTTCAGATACCGACACAGGATGAGATACTTGATACTGACGGGACGTATAAAAAAATCGGGGTCATCAGGAATTATAACCCGAAGACAGAGGAGTACGACTTTTTCCCATTCACCGTACAGGCTCAGTCAGAAGGATATTTTACTGTAAACTCAGGGCATACAGAAAGTGAGCGGTTTTATCCGTTTTTCGAATTGACCGATTTCAACGGAAGTAAACCTAACAGAGATACTTCGAAACCGATTTATTTCTACCGGGTAGATCAAAAGGCAGACGCTCGTACAAAAGCTCGCCAGATCGATACATTGACAGAGGAGCTTGTGTACGTTAAAGATGCAACAAAAGAGGAGCTGTTAACATTCGCATATGCATTACTGTGGGATATCGGAGGAAAGGAAGTGGAGGACATCCGGAATGATCTTAAAGTATATGTGCGTGAAAACGAAGGCAAGCTGACCGAACTGTTTAAAAACAAAGACAGTCTTGCAAATAAGGCTCTCATTCAGCAAGGGATTAACGCAGGCATTGTACAGTACAATGCGCTTGAAAACAAATTCGTGTACACAAAAACAGGCAAGGATATCGCAACGTTCACGAGGATTGAAGACAAAGACCCGGTTGATCAGTTTGCTGATTGGATAGCGACGCATAAGGATGGAGATAAAACAAAACAAGCAATTAAGAGCTTTCTTAAAAACGAATAATGCCTGAAAGGGTTTTGGTATGACAATTCCGTTTTGGGTAAGCCGCTCAGTTCTCTGAGTGGCTTTAAAAAATAAAAATTAAAAAATGGCAGACCTTTCGGCATATATTGATTTCTCTGTTGTTTTCGATTTATCCGGATCGCCAAAATTAATTTTGACAGACAACAGCAGCTATCCAACAGGGGTGGCTGTTGATGTTATTGGGAAGTTCGATATTAAGCAGCCTGACTGCATAACCAGGGCTGGAGATTTTAATGCACCGGATGTAGAGTGGGATGGTACAGCCCTTACGTCATACGAAGAAACATTGAGACCTACATTAAGTGAAAATTACCAGCAAGGTACCTATATCATCACTTACACCGTAGATCATCCAGGGTATACTCCTACAACTTTATCGCGGACAATAAACTTCCAATACACACCAGTCAGCCTTGTTATCCAGAAGGACTTCGATGTATTTACGCCATCGTTAAGATTACTGGATAATACGAACTACTCGACCCCTGGATACAGTGTTGTGTCGCAATCAAACGCCTGGAGCGCAGTATTTACGGTCGGCTCTACTTCGACCAGTGTAACGGATACGAACGTTAGCATTTTCGATCTCGCATATACGGGAAGCTACTACGATAGCATATACAATCTGTCATTCGAAAAGCAGATAACGTATTTAAGCAGGACGTATGCATACTTGACTGTGTTGGATACGCTTTATTATGACGAGGTTACTTCAGCAGATTCGCCTCCAACAATGGCTGTCTTGCTCGGATACGTTGACGATATAAAGACAAGATACGATGCAAGCGTAACGTCATGCTCTGCTGATCTTGAATTAAAGCAGTTGTATATCTATGCGATGACATTATTCTCGCATATTCGCTACCGTCTATGTGTAAGCAATACGAATGGATTGTACGAATACGTGCAGGAACTTATCCGTATAACTCACAACTACAGAACGCCGGTTTATACGAATACGAATGCGCCAATAACGCCGTTCAGCTTTGATTTCTGTAACTCCGGATCATCTACATCATCATCAGTGATTATTGAAGTTATTGTCGGCAGTGCAGCCGCTACGCTTTTAGGTATCAATGCCGGTGATACGGTAATTACGAATGCAGATTTCGCCAATCATAATCTTGAAATATTCAGGGGCAATATCAATATCCCTGGAATTGATCCTTTGGATGGCGGTACGTATTTCACAAAAGTCTTTGCAGACAATTTTGTTACGTTAAGCACAATGCTTTACGATAATGAACTTTTAAAAATTAAAACTCTATAAAATAAAGCACATGAAAAAAGTAATCTTAATCGCATTGGTACTACTGACTGGCATCGTTGCAAAAAGCCAAAATATACCGGCTACCAATATGCGCGTTACATTATCAGATAATGTAATATCAGGAGTAACATTCGATACCGTAACCAGCTCGACTGCAAGGTACCTGTATGCAAACCCGATCAAGTCATTCAAGGACGTTGTATCGATAGTCGCAACGGTTACAGAAGTCAGTGATACAACTGCTGCAACGATTTCGTTAGAGACATCTATCGATGGCAGTAATTGGTACCCTTACTATAATAGCCGGGACAGTACATATACATTTTCTCCGGCAGACGAAGCAGGATCACAATCTTACAGATGGAATCTAATTAACTGGGCTGACTCTTATTTACGCGTAAAGTGCGTAGGTACTGCAACGCCAAATTTTATCCTGACAGCAAAGTACCAGGCTTATAACGAAAGATAATGGCAACCAATATAACAGCTTCAGGTAACTGTATACAGATAGCAGCTTCTGGAGGCATAACGAGAGTTCTGCCTGCTGCCGGAGCTATGTACTGGTTTAATGATGCCGGTACAATTCTGTATGTTAAGTCTAAGATTGATGCTGCCGGTTACAATGAAGTAGTCGATATTTCATTTACTGATTTAACAATCAATTCAACGGCACCTGCAACGGTATCGCAGGCTGAAGATTTACTCCGACCGCTTTTTAGCTATAGCGGTGGCGCAACTGAGGCTACCGCTATAGAAATAAATAACAATCAGACTAACGGCGATCAGACAACGCAAATTACCGGATCAAAACTTGCGACTTACAGTGCGAATGTAACTGACCTTGTTGTTGACGTTACAGGGGCTACTGACATAGTAACTATTGCCGGTAACAGTACGAAGGTTATTAAGGTGTTAAGTATTTACGTAGATGGAAACTCAGACGAAGAACGCAATCTGAATATCTCGATCATTAAAAGGTCAACTGCAAATACATCTGGTACATCTACGGCGTTAATTAAGGTGCCACATGATTCATCCTTATCCGCATCAGCAGCAACGGTATTAGCTTATACAGCCAGCCCAACTTTAGGAACCGCTATCGGAGTTGTTCATTCAGAACGTATACTACTACCAAAATTCGACACGCTAAAATCAGGGCAAAAGCTGTCTCTGAAATATGAAAGTGTCACCAGCATGCCTATAGTACTAAAGTCAAGCAGTGAGCTGCTTTGCGTTTCCCTTAACGGGGCAGTATTAACTACGCCTGCTATTAATGTTACAATAAAATGGACTGAGGAGGACATTGCCTTATAATAAAAAATAAATGAAAAGATTAATTACATTCCTGCTTATCCTGGTGTCGTTTACAGCAAAGGCACAGTTTCCGATTAATCAAACTATTGGAGGAACAAATTCATTGGTTAAGGCTAAGGGTGGGCTTTCCTCTGACAGTGGATTCGTGCAGGCAAGATTCAATGATACAGCATCCGCTAATCGTGGATTATGGATAAAAAATATTCCTGGTATTACGATAAGGGTTGTGGATACAATTTTCATGCGAAATAATGCTGGTAACAAATGGATACCTATCGGAAGTACGAATGTTGCGCCTGGGTCATATGTGACATCGATAGCGCAGGGTTTTGGAATGAATAACAGCTCTAATCCAATCACATCGACAGGGACTGTAGCTGTGGATTCAAATGTAATAGCAACACGTAATTACGCTAATACATTCTATAATGATGTTACACAGCTCAATGACAGTACATATACGATTGACCGGGGGAATGGATTTAAGGATACGATCCAGATACAATCAGGTATAGCCAGCCTGATTGATTCTATCCGTAGGGTACCTGGCACTACGATTGTCCAGGCAAGAAAAAACGGAGCCTGGGTTACAATGTTTATAGATAGTATAGGCTCTGGCGGTGGAGGCTCCGGGACGGTAACTAATGTTTCACGAACAAACGGTTATGGAATTACCGCCTCTGTTAGCAATCCAACTACTACGCCAGATATAACTATTGCTGTTGATACAGCTACTGTATTCGCTCAATTAAGATCGACCATACCAACTACAGATACCTCATCCTTATCAGCCAGGATCAATCTGAAACTGAATGCAGCAGACACTGCATCCTTATCAGCCAGGATCAATCTGAAACTGAATGCAGCAGACACTGCATCTTTATCAGCCAGGATCAATCTGAAACTGAATGCAGCAGACACTGCATCTTTATCAAGCAGGATCAATCAGAAACTGAATATATCTGACACTGCTGTATTCTCACGAAAAGGAACATGGACAGATTACTCTGCAACATCAACAATTACAGGCTGGTCTTCATATACAACCAAACTTTTACAGTATGAAATAACTGATAAGGTTATACGAGTGATGGTTCAACTTGAAGGCACTGGTACAGGTACATCCGTTTCATTCACTCTGCCAGTTAGCTCAAGTTCCTGGGGGACACAATACTTCATTTTACAAACACAAAATAATACAACGCAATCCGCATCCGTAGCATGGGTAAACGCCAGTAGCAGTACTGTGACAATATCCAACAGTGCAAGTACAACAACGAGTTGGACTAATGGAGTTCTGCGAAATGTGCGCGGACAATTTTTTATAAACATACCATAAGCAAAATGAAAAAAATCGCTTTAATACTCCTTTTTTTGATTTCCTTTTTTGATGGAATTGCCCAACAAAAAATAATCATTCGTGGTGCGGGCGCAATAGACACAACAGGAAAGTTTGTATATGATGTTTTTTTAAGCAATGATTCACTTTTTTATCGTAAGGGAGGTAATGATATTTATATCGGTAAGTTGATAGCCTTAACAGACGATTCCCTTCAAACAGTAATGCGTAGAAGTAGTGTGCTTACTGAAAATGCGAATATTGTCAACAATACTCCAAATGAACCATACTACAATGTAACAATGGATACAGCAGGGAGAAAGATTTCTTATCATAATTTATCACTAAAGTTTGGTAATGAACTTATATGGATGGGTGGTCAGGATTCTGCTTCAATACTTAATATTGGTAATAATGGAATACAAGGTATGGTGATTAAAAATTCAGGGAATAGCGCAGAGTTACTCATGACTAATAGTACGGAGGACGTAGGGCTAATAACAAAATTCAATGGATTGTCACAGTACAATGAGGCAACTATTCCTTCCGGTACTTTTGCTCCGGGCGCATTTCATTTGAAAACAGAAACGGGGGCGCACTACGCATTTCCCCGAAGCAAACCAACTCTTAATCAAATTCTAAAAGTTACTGACACTACAACATATCCCAATATGCAGGTATTGTCATGGGTAGATGGTATTGATTCC